CGCGTGGCTCCAGGGGACGCTCGCGGCGACCACGGATGTCTACTACTCGATCTCCACGGACAACGGCTCGACGTGGGGCACGGCAGTCGGCCCGGTCAACGAGACCGCCGCAGACGACTACCGGAACCTCTGTTCGAACGGGATGGTGCTGTCCGGGGATGCGGGGCGGTACGCACTCTCTTGGGTCAACGAAGACACCGACGACTTAATGACCAACAAGGTCAACAGCGTGTCGATCTCGGCGGGCGGGGCTGTTACCACCCGTCGCTACAGCCTTTCACTCACGGGCGTCGGGTAAACTAAACCTATGGCCCTCATCTCTGGCGCATGGACTACCGCGACACTCGAAGCCCACACAAGGGCGACCGTACTCAGGCGCGTATTGCGCGAGGGGTTTGGCGAATACGGGACAGCAACTGGCGGTTCTACTTCGACTGTTGTTGATACTGGTATGCTCCAGTCGTCCGCCTATCCCGACGACAAGTACAAGGGAATGTGGGCGCGGATCGAGTACGACGCTGGCGGCAACGCTGCCGCGCCAGAGGGTGAAATCCGCCCTGTGACTTCTTCCACGGCCTCCAGTGGCACGGCAACGGTCAACCCGGTATACAGTGCCGCCCCGGCTGCTGGAGACCGCTACCAACTGTGGGCGTTCATGCACCCGCAGAAGGTGCTGGACACGCTCGACCAGGTACTGGCGCAGGACTGCTACCTCCCTGACTGGACGGTGCTCACGGAAGTCCCCGACGGCGACATGGAGCAGAACAACACGACCGACTGGAGCGCGACAGATGCGACCGTCACGAAGGTTACGACGGAACCGGCGATGTGGGGCAAGCGGTGGCTGTCTGTCGTCACGACGAGTACAGGTGGCTACGCCTACTCCAAGCCCATGCGCGTCGTCCCCGGCAAGCGGTATCACCTCTCCGCGATGGTGCGGGCTTCTGCCGCCAGCACGACGCCGACGCTTACCGCATACGACCTGACGAACAGCGCCAGCATCTCCGCGAAGACCACGACCAACCTGACGAATGTGCGCTTGCACATGGAGTTCGCGGCACCCTCGACGTGCTACCAGGTTTCCATCCGCCTCGGGAACGCCGAGAACACGGTGACGAGTTTCTGGGATGAAGTCTGCATGTTCGAGATCGGGGCGAAGGACATCGCGCTCCCGTGGTGGGTCAGCGACAAGAACCAGGTGAAGGGCGTCTTCACGGCGAAGTGGACGGACATCGGCACGGATGTCTGGGACCCTGAGCCAACCGGCGACCTTGAGCGCGACCGCTACAACTACCGCGAATCCCGTGGCCGGTTGCGCCTCGTCTCGCGGCAGGGCGGCATCCATGCCCCCATCTACATCTTCGGTACGCGCCCGGAGACGGCCTACGCCAACGAGAACACGGAGACGAAACCCGTGGATCTCGACTGGCTGGTGGCCCGCACGATGAGCCTCCTCTTCCGGCAGATGCAGGGGCCGCTCTCGATTGGCCTCCAGCATGCCGAATGGGTGGCAGAGCGTCAGAAGTATTGGGACGATGAATGGAAGCGCGAGCGCCGCAAGCAGGAGCAGCGCATCCAGGACGTGCTGCAAGCGCAGGCACCCGAAGTCTTCGTCTATGGAGACGGATGGGAGGAGGCACCGCTGGTTAACTAATTGGCAACGAACACATTAGTCAGTGGAATCCGCGTCACTGACGAGTCTTCCGCCAAATGGGACTTTCCGCTGATGCCGACCGATAAGGGCGGCGTTGGTTTAGTGATTGAACCCCGCGCATGGGAACCGGGCGACCCGCTTCGCCGCTGGCGCATCCCCCTGCACCCGTTTATCGGCGGCATGAACATCGACCGCCTGAATGGGAACCCCTCGACGTACGCGAAGGCGAATGCGGACGCGACCTACCACGGCCTGCTCCTGTTCCCGCCGAAGGTCTACTCGCTCACCGGCGCGAACCTGAGTTCGCCGGTCAAACTGGTGACCTTCGATTCAAAGGTGTTCGCCATCGGCGGACGCTACGTCTACTACTTCGACCCGGCTACGAACACGCTCACGGAGGACGAGGATCTTGGGGTTGGCGTCAGTGCTGTCGATGCGGCGGTCTTCAACAACGAACTCATCATCGCCTGCGGTGAGAGCACCAAAATCTTCAAACGCACCACGTCGGGGACGTACACGCAGGCAACTGACAACACGTACGCAATCGCCCTGGGTGTGGTTGGCTCTTATCTCTGGCGAGCCGAGAGCACGAACAAGCTCTCAAACTGCGCCTCTACCCCCCTTACTCTTGCAAACTGGACTCCCGCCTCTCCGAATCAATACGCGGTCGGTGACACCACTTACGCTGTCAACACGATCATCGACTACGGCGGCATCCCGTGGGCGTTCAAGGGGGATGGGGTCTACGCGCCAGATCCGCAAAGCCGTTTCAAGAACCAGGCACCCCAACTCGCCCGGACTCCCCACGTCGATAACGGCAAGGGTGCCTTCGTTGCTCAAGGCTCGCTATGGGTTCCTAGTTCGTCCGGCCTCTTCCAGATCCGCACCGGGCGCTCACGGAAGCGTGGCCCCGAACTGACCTTCCGCCCCGACTACCGTTTCTGGGTGCGCGGTGGCGTCGAGTACGGCGATTTCATTTACGTCGTGGCGACGGATGAGGCCAGCAGTGGCTCGACCTTCATCGGCAAGATCAACCCCGACATCCACTCCGAGACCATCGGGCACGAGTACATCTACCAGGAGTGGGCGCGTCTCGACGGCGCATCGAAGTCCTACTGCCTCGCCGTCACGACCGCTGGCACGAACCCTGAACTGGTCACCGCGTATGGCACAACCGGCATTCGCTACATCAAACTGGGGCGCGGGGGTGGGCGCGATGTCGATGACGCCAACTATCACTATGGCACCGGCATGTCGCTCGAAACAGGGGCGGCGATGCCAGCCTCGGACCTCTCGCAACTCTCGACGCTGGTAGGGGTGGACACCCTTCTCGACTACTCGCGCACGAACGACTCCCTGACGGTGGCCTACCGCTGGGACTCGAAGACGGGCGCGGAGTCGTACACGAACCTCCTCGATGAAGCCGAGAGCGGGAGCGGTACTGCCGCCATCACCGGCACCGGCTGGAGCAAAGCATCACGCTACGCCTCCGCGAACAACACCGGGCGCTTTATCGAAGTGAAGTTCACCGGCGCTGCCGCGATGGGCGGCACGGCCAATGCCGCCGTGACCACGACCGACACCACCCTGACAGACACCCGCCTCTCCCTGACCACGAACTGCCTGATCGGGGCGACCATCACCTGCGACTCGAAGACGATGACCATCACCTCGAACACCGCCGACACCCTCACCGGGTCAGCGTGGTCTGGTGGTGGCAACCCCGGCAACGGCGATGCATGGAGCCTCGACATCGGCGGTGCTGGCACCATCCGTCCCGCCATCCGCGAGGCGTGGGCGCACGGCTACTCGCACCCCGAGCACACGGATGTCATCTCCCTCGGTGTCTGGGCTATCGACGGTGCGGAGGTGAATGGGCGGGGCACCGGCATCAGCCGGGACGAATGCATCCGCAAGTGGCGCGACTGGCAGAACCGGGGCGTCGAACTCCTCCTCGAAATGGAGGGCTACGAGCGCAGCCGAAACACGCGCGTCCTTGTGAAGAAGGTCGAAGTCCTCAACGTCCTCGCCACACCGGGCAAGCACCCCGGCACGACCCAGATGGGCGAGCAGGTGAAGGTCCAACTCATCCGCGTTGACCGCGCTGGAGCCTACGCCGATGCCTGAGATTAGCGAGCGGGATTGGACTGAACTCAAGGATCAGGTGGCGTCCCTCTCCTCCGCGCTGGCGACTGCCCGCAGGCGCATCGATGACCTCGAAGACGGCATGGCAGACCACATCGGCCTCGACTGGGGCGAATCTCTGGTGGACGCGAACAGCCCGCACCCGAACATCTCCGCGAACACGATTGAGAGCGGGGGCGGGATCATCAGGCAGGATGCGAACGGGATGCAGATCGATGCCTCTTCTGACGCAACTGCTTTGTTCTTTTCTGAGGGATTAAAGCAGGACCCAAGCGCAGCCACTCCTGTCGCGGCTATCTCTGGCTTGGTCAGTTTGTCTTCGGATGCGGCATCGATGTACCTCACCTCAGTTACTTCCGTAGACACTGCCTTGAACCTCGAACTTACCGGCGATGCCAGTGTCGGGTACATGGATCTGGTGCGTGGGCAACTGCGCACGTCAGCGGTCATCAGTCCAGCGCAGATAGGCGCAAACCAGGATGACTATGCGCCGACCAATCTCGGGTGGTCTACTGTTCTTCGACTCTCGACCGATGCAAGTCGGGACATTACCGGTATCACAGGCGGCGCATCGGGGCGCATCCTGTTCCTCTTCAACGTCGGCGGGTTCAACATCGTACTCAAGAACGATGTGACTTCGACTGCCGCCAATCGCTTCCTGTTCCCTGCGGACATTACGCTCGCCCCGAATGAGGGCATCGGAATCATGTACGACAGCACCTCTTCCCGCTGGCGCTGCTTTGGGAGGTACTAGATGGCGAACCTGACTATCCGTGTCCCCAATGCCGATGTCCCCGATGTCCTCGCTGCGCTCGAACAGCAGTGGAGCAAAGAGGCGAGCCGCATCAACCCGCTCTACTCCGACCTGACCCCGGCAGAACGTGCTGCCGCCTGCATCGGGGCGTACCTCCGCCAGACCACCAGAAACTTCCGACGCGCCAAGGAAGCAGAGCGCCGTCGAAAGCTTGAAACCCCAATCGTCGTGGACGAGCCAATCATCACTTGAGATTCACGCTCCGCATTCCGGGCCTCGCCCGTGACCACACCGACCCCAGCCCAGCAGATACGCTCGAAGCCCTGACCAACTGGCACAGGGCGTCGTACTTCCTGCCGCCCTACCGCCGCAGCGCAACTCTCGACGCCGCCGCCCAGATGCGGACGGACGACATGGCCGCGAGAAACTACTTCGGCCACGACACGCCCGAGGGGACGAAGGGCTACACCACCGCTCTCGCTTCTCTGGGGGTCTCCTACGCATGGGCGGGCGAAAACCTGGCTATGAATAACTGGCCCCGAGAAACGAGCGCCCAGGAAGCCATCCGGGGATTGATGGCATCGCCGCTCCACCGGGCGAACATCCTTGAGGCGCACGATTTCGACGCTATTGGCATTGGGTACTCGGAGGGCAATGGCTTCCGATACTTCGCGCAAATCTTCCTCGGGGGCGGCAACGTATGACCGACGCAGCACTTAATTCCTTCAGTGATAGGGACATCCTGATCCAGCTTCTTACGAAGTTCGAGAACATGGAGCGCGAGTTCCGCGAGTTCCGTTCTGAAATGAAGGACGAACTGGAATCCCTGAAGGAACGGGTCACGGAACTGGAACGTAGTTCGGACCGCCAGAGGGGCTTCCTCTCCGGTGTGGACTGGTTGCGCGGTGCCCTGATCTCCCTGCCGCCATCTGCTGTCGCATTTTTCCTAGGCAAGACCCAATAATCAATGGACTCTCCATTCTAAAGAGAGTATTCTAGACAGACTAGATGGCAGTACGAACCGACCCAGACGGGATTTGCCCACTGTGTAAGCGTCCGCTGGACGACCACGATAACTGGTTGTCTGGCAAACCGGAGTGCAAGAAGAAGGGATGAGACTGGTTGACCGATTCATGCACCCGGTGTTCGCCGCACTGCACGCTATCTCGATGGCGATGCTGGCCTGCTTCGCTGGCCTTCATGCGCTGGCTGTCATCCATCACTACCGGAGGTTCCGCGATTAGCCGCTCATATATGAAGGCCAACTCCGGTCCATTCGTCCCCAAGCAGTTCATCTGCAACTGCCGCGTCCCGGTGTGGATCGGCGTAGACAATTTTTGGAAAGGCTGGGGCGAAACCGTCTGCCTGAAGTGCAAGCACCACGGGCTGTGGGGCATGGTCTGGGCGCGGTTGTACCCGAACGTTTCGCGGAGCCAGATTCTCAAACTGGAAGGAGTTAGTTCTTGATTCAGAGGTTCACGGCGTACCGCCGCAACATTAGCGACATGAATACCCACAATCATTACCAGAAGAACCCCGACGACGAACCTCAGTTCGAGGGCGTAATTTGGACAGATGGGAGTGTATCTCTCCGCTGGCTTACAGCGTGTCGCTCCACATCCGTTTGGTCCTCGCTTGAGGACGCCCTGAACATTCACGGCCACCCAGAATACGGCACAGACATCGACTGGCACGATGCCCCGCCACCCCTCGCTTGGACTATCCAAATCGAAAATGCAAAGACGAAGGAGTACGCATGATCGGAACACTGAAGCACCTGTTCAAAGGGTGCGACTACCAGGCGGTCGCCCGCACTGGACACACACTGATTGCCTGCACGTTCTGCGGCACCCAGTACAAGCCGAAGCACCCGTACTGGAACTCGTAATTGGCTGAGTTCGTCTTCCTCGGCCCGCCCGTGGACTACCCGGTATCCGGGGAGTTTGGCGAGAAGGGGCCAGCCTATCCCGCGACAGGTCATAGAGGTCGAGACTACGCCTGCCCTGCGGGGACGGACGTGCGCGAGATGGCTGGTGGCAAAGTCCATGCCGTCCACGCTCCGGGTGATGGCTGGGGCGACGGCTCATTCGGGAACATCGTCGTCATCGACCATGTGGGGACGCCGTGGTTCTCGGGCTACGCGCATCTCAGCAGCGCCTCGGTACAGCCGGGGATGCTGCTCATGCCAGGTGCCGTCATCGGCAAGAGCGGGGCGACGGGCAAAGTCACGGGCGCTCACCTCCATCACCAACTGAGCAAGAACGACGGCTTCCCCGCAGACATCAGCCTCTGCGAAGACCCACGGAAGTTCATCAAGAACGGGAGCGACAGTGCGCGTATTGCAAACCTTGAAGCGAAAGTTCTTCGGCTCGAACGCCTCCTCGGGGGCTACGGCATCCTCGGTGCAGATAACCACACTGAGCGCCCCGACCTTTTCGGAGAGCCAGCACTCCAGTACGCGGACCAGCGGCAGTTCTCCGCCCTCCTCTCAGGACAACTCGCCGCCAAGCGATTCGCAGACCTGACGGCAATGGTGGCCCAACTGGCAGCGACCAGCGGGGCAGACCCCGTCTTCAGGGATGAACTCGTCACCGGCCTGGCAGAACTGCTGGCCCGCCTGGAGCGGAAGTAACCAAGGGAATTCCCGGACTCCGCCCCGGTAAGCGCGGAAGGAGATAGCACATGGCTTTGTTCACTGGCATCAACTGGAAGTACATCGCGGAGAAGTTCGCTCGCGACACTGCGGCGTTCTTCATCGCCTCGACGGCGTTCCAGCAGTTCCTCGACGGCGCTGGCACGGTAGACCCGAAGGCTCTCGGCGTTGCCCTTGGCGGCGCGGTCGGCACCGCTGTCTACCGGATCATCCGGGAGATGGGCCTCTTTGGCGAATCCGCGACCTAGCGGTGTCCTCCTACTGCCCGCATCCCCGAACTGAACAGAGGAACATCGGCGTCCTCCAGGGTTACACCCACCTGCTATGTGCGTGGTGCGGTGAGGACTTCTGGAAAGCCCTTCCCGAGCCGGTAGCTCAGACGGCATAGCACGAGACTGCGAGCGGCAGTCTTCCCCCAAAGAAAGGCGACACATGGCAGGAGACATTCCGCATTACGGGTACTACGCGATTCGCGGTTCCCGACCGTTCGACCGGGGGGAGGAACAGGGCGCGAACTCCACCACGCCCGACCTTTTTCGCAACGAACTCGAAGCCCTCTACCGCCTGCATGCTGCCAAGCGTTCGGACTACACCGCTGACTCCGGCGACATCCTGGCGAACTACCGCTTCTCGGCTTCGATGATGGGTGTCCCCATCGAGCGTGGAATGTTCGGGCGCATGTGCGAAAAGGTGTTCCGCCTGAAGTCACTCTTCGAGAAGGGTACGGCTCCGAAGGTCAGTGACGAGACGGCGGCTGACACGCTCAGGGACATCGCCATCATCGCGATTCTTATGCGGATCGAGATGCTCAACGGGGAGGCCAAATGAAGAAAGGTGAACTCGCCCTGAAGCTCCGGGCTGACGGCAAGACGAACGCCGAGATCGCGGCCTTCCTCAACATGAAGCAGTCCTCGGTGCGACGGCTCATCTCGGAGACGAAGAGGCCGGAACCTCTCTACGGGACGCGAGAACCCGAGGTATCGACCGGCTTCAAGACGAGCAAACTGAACTTCCAGGTGGCGAAGTGCGAAGTTCACGGGATGACGTGGTACAACGCAGGGAAGTGCGACAAGTGCGAGTCGAAGAAACCCACCCACCTGATCATCCCGGACACCCAGTGCAAGCCCGGTGTCCCGCTCGACCACCTGTTCTGGGCGGGCAAGTACATCGCGGACAAGAAGCCGGATGTGGTGGTGCATCTCGGTGACCACTGGGATCTCGCTTCGCTTTCCTCTTATGAAGGGCGTGGCTCCAGGTACTTCGAGGGCAAACGACTGAAGGAAGACATCGAGGCGGGCAATCGCGGCCTCGACCTCCTGATGAAGGGCATGGGAGACTTCCGCCCGAAGCGCATGGTAATGCTTCGGGGGAACCACGAGGACCGCCTGACCCGCGCTATCAACGAGTCGCCCATCCTGCTCGAAGGACTGGTCGGTTTCGAGGACTTCAACGACGTGGCGCACGGATGGGAAGTCATCGACTACCTGAAGCCGATTGAAATCGACGGGCTGGCCTTCGCCCACTACTTTTACAATCCCAACACCGGGCGCTCCTACTCAGGCAACGTGGACACAATGCTCAGGAATGTTGGCCACTCGTTCGTGATGGGCCACCAGCAGGGGCTTCGCGTCGGTCGAAGGGAACTGGCATCCGGCCATGTCCAGCGCGGGTTGGTCGCGGGTTCCTTCTACCAGCATTCCGAGAATTACCGTGGGCCACAAGCCGCCTACGAGTGGCGCGGCATCCTCGTCCTGCACGAGGTTGGCGGCGGCGGGTACGACCTGATGGAAGTCAGTCTTGATTTCCTGCGGCGGACGTACTCCTAAGCGAAGATGAGTGCCTGTTCCTCGTTGCCGCATCTTCGGCAGACGTTCGGGCCGCACTCCATGACAAACCCATTGAACGTCAGTTCGGGGACATCCCAATCGTATTCATCACAGACGAGGCATGTGTAGTACCCCTCATTGATGGGGTAATTGTCGTACTCCAGTGCCGTGTAAGAAGCCAGCCGCTCCTGCTCTCGCGCCTTCGCCCGCAAAGAAAGGCGCTCCAACTGGGCGAGTTTCTCCTGGGTGTTCACACCCCAATCCCCGCCTTGATCTGGGCCGAGAGGACGCGCTGGGCGTTCCGGTAGATCCGGTCGATGGATTCGTGGGCTGCTGCCCGCTCCGGTTCGCCGGGGAACATCATGCGCCAGTCGTCGGCGTTCTGGGGCGTGCGGAAGGACGAGACGTACTCGTTATCCGAGAGGAAGTATTCCACCGGGAGATCCAGGGCTTCGGAGATGAGCATCAGGTCCATGATGTTCACGCCGTTCGTGCCGCGCTCAACGAACGACAGCCAGCTAGTGGAGCGCCCGATGACCTGGCAGAGTTCCTGGCCCTTCATATCGCGTGACTCGCGGGCCTCGCGAATCCTGCTGCCGACCATCTTCGAGATGGCCTGGTATTTTCGGCTGCGTGCCGGGTCGATGATCTTCGGCATGGTGTGTGCCTTTCTACGGGAGATGTCTCATCTTAGTCCATTTAGAGTGGCGCAGTAAACCCCTTGGGTAGACAGTAGGTGTCGCGGATGTACACTACGCTCCCAGTAGAACACCCGTTCTATATAGGGGGGGCGAAGGCGACAATACAATGTCGCATATTGCTAGTAAACGGGACGTTAACTAATTGGATCAGGTTGATTCGTGGTATAGATTCGACCGGGGGTAATAGCAAAATGGCGTTCGCGGTGCTGTTCGATGATGCCGCGCCCGAGTGGGGCGCGTTCCTGACCAGGGTGCGGCTGGTGCGTGAGGCCCGTGACGGCATCACAGACCTCGACCTCCTCACGATTGTCGCTCGTGAGATGGGCGTACCTCTTGCCGGTGGCTACCTCAGCGAGGATGCGTCACGCGCAGTGAGTTCGCTACTTGCAACAAACTCTTCCGCCCATCGTTGTTCATTTCAAGGTATGCATCCGTCAACTCACGAGGCACTTGAGCCGCCGCTGGCGGGATGAGACCGATGCCCAGTATGCCGAGGAGCCTCTCGGGCCAGATGCCCAGAGCCGTGCAGAGGGCGTGGACATCATCGAGATCCGGCGTCCACTGCTCGTTCTCAAAACGAGAGATGCGCCCGTGGTCCATCTCGATAGCCTCACCAAGCTGCCGCTGCGTGAGACCCTTGGCTTCCCTGGCCTCTCGGATGATGGCTCCCCACCCCGAAGTGCTATGTCGTCGCCAACTCATAGAGAAATCCTAAGGGTTTACCCCACCTAATGGGTACACCTATCGCACGGGGCCGTGGCGAAAACCGTTGACAAATGGTGCTCCTATGCTGTTTCATGGTGCAGATCTCAACCAAGGAGGCCACGAATGGCTCCCCCGCGAGTCTACAAAGACTACCCGAAGACCAAGATCGGCCTCGCCCTTCATCCCGCCATCGTGCGGGAACTTGACCGGCAGGCAATGGTCAACGACCTGAGCAGGAGCCAGCAGGCGGAGAACTATCTCGCCAAACTGCTTCGGCTCGATTTGCAGAAACGCCACCACCACACGGCGGCGTGACACCAGCCGTGAGAAAATGAAAGGAGGAGATCAGTCGCTACCCCGCCCATTGCACTGTTAATCACAAACGGAAAAGCCGGGGCCTGCGACAGCCCCGGCTCCTCCAAAAGAAAGGCAACAACCGAAAGGAACTTCCGGTCACAAGTAATGGTAGCACAACTCGAACTCCAGCGTATCCCCGTCCTCCCCGGTGCCGGGATGAGCGACGACAACCTCCCCGTCCTGTTCACCTGCCCCACCTGTGGGCGCGGGATCAACCGGAAGGTCAGCCGCTACGCCTCGGCGTGGGAACTGCTGAACGGACGGACGTACCCCAACCAGGATCGCAGTGCGCCCTGCGAAGACCACGAGGCAGCGTGATGGAACTCACAAAAGAAACCTACGACCCAGCCATCCACGGTCAGCCGGTGCGTGGCCGCAACAAGCTGGGTGAAGAAATGATCCGCCTCGGTGAGTGGCTTGAGGCGGGCGAGCCATTCGTCCTTCCTCAGGCCTTCGCCAACGCGCAGACGAGAGTGAACGTCCACCGGGCGGCTAAGCGCCTTGGTGTCAAGGCGTCCGTCAGGAAGACGACGACCGGAGCATTCCTGGTGACGGTCGAATGAATCCCATCACCCTCAACCGCGATACCTACCGTGCCAACCTCGAACGCAGCCGCGCAGACCTCTGCGTCCGCATCCGCGAGTTCGCCGATGTGTGGGGCATGGAGGAATACGCCCAAACGATGCTGTCCTCGGCCCGCCTTGTGGCGGAGGACCGCGTGAACGAGAGCCGCGAACGATACATGGAGCGTGCCGAATGAGCAGCGACGTTCTACCCGCCGCGTTCTACCGGGCCGAGGCCGACTACCTGACGCCGCCATTTAATCCCCGCTGGGTATGCCTTGACGAGTGCCCGCAGTGTTCCGCCAGCGGCGAATGCGACGAGTGCGAAGTGTGCGCCGAGCTAAATGCCGACGAGCCGGACTACGAACGCGAGGCCGAGGAGCGGGAAGAGATGAGAGAGGAGAGGTGGAGCCGTGACTGAGCACACTCCAGGACCGTGGCACGTCCGTATGCAGCGGGTAGACCCACGGCCATACATCTACGCCGGTGATGTACTGCTCGCGAAGACATATCGGACAACTCTGCATAACAGACTTACCCAGGAAATCGGGGAAGCCAACGCCGCACTGATCGCTGCCGCGCCCGACCTGCTCGCGGCAGCAGAGGGGGTGCTCCCGTGGCTAGCGGGGATTAATACCAACGGCGATCCCGCGATGGTAGACGCCCTAACGGATGTGTATATGCAACTCGCCGCCGCCATCAAGAAAGCGAAGGGCCAATGAAAACGCGCGAAGAGATCGAGCAGGAGTACATCGAGGGGTGCAGGGCTGTCTGGGCAGCCTATGAACCCAAGCTCGACGCCATCTCGGCAGCGGAAGCTGCTGAACTGGATGCACTCGCAGAGAAGCGAAAGGCCGCACTGGCCGAACTGGAAGACCCGATGGCGCGGCTGATTGCGGCGGCGAAGGCGTGGCACGACAACCACTGGCTTAGTTTCGGCGAATGTTCGCACTCAGTGTGCGTTGAACTCCGTAACGCCATCGACTACGCGGAACAGCGGAGGACGCAGGGATGAGCGTTCAGAAGTATCGCAAGAAGCCTGTCGTCATTGAGGCTATCCACAACGAGTCTATCGACGACCTCGCCAAGATCCTGAAGTGGGCAGGGGATGACATGACACTCTTGCCAGATGGCCGGGTGGTCATTCACACGCTGGAGGATGACATGCCACTGCGCCCTGGAGATTGGGTCATCAAGGGTGTGGCCGGTGAGTTCTACCCCTGCAAAACCCGACATCTTCGCGGCTACCTACGAGCGCATCGACGCGCTGGAAACGAGGGCAGCGGAGTGACTATCGATGTTGCAATGCTGCGGGAACTTCACTGCCAGTATGATCCAGGGTTTGAGAGCACGCCCATCTACTGCTTCTCCTGCATGGACAACGTGATGGAACTGGAAGATGCGGAGTGGCCCTGCCCCACGGCCGAACTCCTCGACGCCTACGAGGAGCGCGACCGGCTGCGGGTGATGTTGAAGGAGATTGGAAATCAAGCAGCGAACATTAACCACCACTGCTACCAGACAGGGAAATTGCAGTGTGTTGCATGTGCTAGCTCTCAGGAACTCATCGAAGAGTTAGCCCGCGCCGCACTGGAGGGACGGAAATGAGCGCACATACTCACGGTCGGTTCCAGCGATTCATGTGCTGGGTGGGTGCGCATCCCACTTGCTGTCACCGACAACTCGGCTTGCTCCAGAACTTTCACAAATGCGTCTTCTGCGCTAGGGAGTGGGCTGGGCCATGACCATCTTCATCCAGTGCATCCTCTGGGCCGCTGTGCTCTGGGGCATGCTCGCTGTCGCCCTCGGTTGGGGCAAGGGGGGATCGTGAATACCACTTGGTCAAAGGAATACTCCCGACCTGGCACGAAACTTTCTCGGGAGCAGGCCGACATGCTTGCCGCTTCTTGCACGAACTACGACATGCCCGAGATCCCTGAGCCGCTGGTGTACCTCGCCTACCCCGGCATCTCGGTCGGCATAACCCGTCTCGACACAGACGGTGTTGCGACCGGCACTGGCATCCTCATGCCGTGCGCCCACCCGATTCGGATCAAGGCGAAGGACGCCGAGACCATCCAGACGATCATGGCGAAAGGGTTTCCTGTTCGCTGCTCGTATTGCATCGCGGAGGCAGAACTCTATGGAACCGACTGAATTCACCATCGGCAGTTACCGAGTGCGTAGCGACGGCTCATACAACTGGGTGGTCGAGACGGCTGTGACCCGGAAGGCACGCGGCACCGGCGACACCTACGAGGACCACCAGATCCTCGGCTACTACAGCACGCTCCAGGACGCCGCGAAGCGCCTGTATCGCGAAGAACTGAAAGGGAAAGGACAGCAGAACATGAAGGGACTGGCAGACCTTGTGCTCCAGATGGAGGACAAACTCGAACGGGCCGTTGTTTCGGCGCTCGCTGGGAGGGGGCAATGAGAGACGACCTGTTCGAGGAAGAAATCGAGAGCGGGAGTCTGTGCCCAAACAGCCACCCGATGTTTCTCGTGGCCGAGGGCTATGCCATCTGCTATGGGACAAGCCCGTGGAATAAATGGGTTTCTGCCTGGAAGATGGGCACTCCTCTCACTACTGGGTGGAATTCAGCGTTTGCTCAGACAACGGGGTGGTGGTGCGGAGAGGCGAGCAACGAGTATTGGACTCGCGATGAAGCCATCGACTTCATCCGTGCTGACATCGAAGCCCACCGCAACCTGCCCTTCGATGAGGCAGCGGAACGCGCAAGGCTGGTGGCGGTCTAGTGAAAGTCAAAGATTTCCTGTCCATCCTGTTTGGCGTACTCGTCGCTTCTCAGGTGGTGAACGTACTTAGCTTCATCATCACCGGAGAACCCCCCTACTCCTCCTCGCCGTTGGATCGGGGGTTCTACACCATCGAGTCCGCCATGCTTCTTCTCGGCTGGTATCACTTCCTGCTGGAGGAGAGCAAGTGACGAACCCCCTCGACATCGCACTGGCGCGCCTTGAAGACATCCCTGACTCCCAACTCTTGGAAGTCTCGGAGCAGATCCAGAAAGACTGCGGCACTGTCCTCGACCGCTGGGACAAGTGCAAGGCGGAGATCATCAAGCGAACCGGGGCTACCGACGCGACAGTGATTGATGCTGACAGCATCCTCTGCCAGATCGAGTGGCAGAAGGATTACGAATGGGACGTCGAAGTGGTCGCTGCGGAAGCACCCCAGTTCGTGAGTTGGACGGAGGAGCAGATCATCCGTCCAGTACGGAAGGTCAACACCCGTGCCTTGAACGAGTACATCAAGAAACTCGGGAAGACCGCCAAGGCGGAGCGCCTGGAGCAGGCACGCCGCACCATCAAGAAGAACCCGAAGTTCAAGTTCTACCACCCGGTCAACGAAGATGAGGAAGCCAGTTGAAACAGTACACCGTCTTGTTTGAGGGGGGACTCGTGGTAAGTGCTGACCACCACGAGATGACGGACGACGCGCTGGTTTTCTACGACGAACAGGGGCAGGAAACGATGCGAATCCCTGCCGACGCCATCGACACCTACATCATTCACGAGGACTGAACCATGACTGCAAAGGCAACAACCGGAGACAAATCTGTGTGGGAGATTCTGCGCGAACCGTTCCCGCCAGAGATGATCCTCAAACTCCCGAAGCCGACCAGCCGGGACAACAAGAAGGGCCGCTGCGGAGAATGCAACGGCTACCACGGACTCCCCGCTGTCCATCTTGATTACGTGGGGCACGCGGAGGTTACTGACCGCCTGCTCAAGGCTGACCCGATCTGGAATTGGGAGCCACTAGCCTTCGACACCGACGGTCTTCCTCGCTTCAATCGAGACGGACAGGGGAAGCCTGTTGGTCTCTGGATTCGACTGACCATCGGGGGGATGAGCCGTCTCGGCTTTGGGTCGGTTGACCCCGGCACTCATGACGCCGAGAAACAACTCATCGGTGACGCGCTCAGGAACGCGGCGATGCGCTTTGGTGTCGCCCTCGACCTCTGGTCCAAGAGTGACCTTCTCAGCAGTGATGGCAGCGAGGCAGAGGACAACCGCCCTGCCCAGCACCCTTCCCGCCCCCAGGAGACCGCACAAGAACCGGAGAGGGTTGTCCGCCCCGATTGGATGAACAAGGCCGCTGCCCTCTGGCGTGAGGCTGGGGTGAAGGCGGTCAATATCCCTGCGCTCAAACTGGCCCCGAACGCCAGCCAGTCCGACATCCAGAACGCCCTCGTCGCATGGCGCGTCTCGGTCAGCGAAGGGCAGAAGAACGCGGGCGATGTCTGGGTTCTCGAACAGTTCGCCAAGGCCATCGAAGAGGCGAAGAGGGAGGAAGCGGCATGAACTACGACGAGCAGATTGACGAAGCCGTTGCCGAACAGGAACTCCTCGGCACGGCTTGGCCCCATCTGAACCCCGACTATATCGGGGGCGAAGTGAAGAAGGCACCCCCACTGGAGATTGGTTCACACCGCTCCTTCCACCGCGACGAACTGAACGCCGCCCTCATCGTGCAGGAACTCCTGAACCGTGGGCAAACCTCGATGGACTACGCCCGTGGCCTGCGTCAGGTGGAAGGCGGCTGGACTGTCTGGTGGCGCGATCAGCACTGGTACGTCACTACGGAAGAGGCACGACTGGGGAAGGGCGGCACGGTCGGGGCGCACCACGAGGTGATGGTATGAAAACGCGCGAAGAAATCAAGCGAGAACTGGACGACCGCCTGTCTGCTGCCTATGCAGAGTATACCCGCGAGCGCGATGCAATCTACGCCGAGTATAACGCCGCAAAGTTTGAACTAGACAGCCCACCACTACGCCTGCTCAGTGCGGCAAAGGCACACCGCGACCGCCACCAACAATACACCTTTGCTTGTAGCAGCTTGTGCGTCCCCTGCGCCGAACTCCGCGATGCCATCGCGTACATGGAACAGTGGAGGAGCCAGTGAGCCGCTCATCGCTCGAACACACCGCACTTGAAGCGGCATTCATTGAACTCGTGCGTATCCACGAGTCCTACCACGACGGATGGGGGAGTCAGTTCTGCATTGAATGCGAAGCAGTATGGCCGTACGCACAACTGACTCCCAAGCACAGAAAACGCTGCACGATGAGAAAGACCGCTAAACTAATCCGAACTATTCGGACAGTGCTGAGTGAGTGACAAGGAGGAGGTGATGGTATGAAGCCACACAAGCCTGTCGGCTACGTTGGGTTCTATGAAAAGAGCAAGCGCGGAAATTGGTTTGAGGGACGGCAGTGGGCGCTTTGCTGGTGCCGCCTGAGCCAGTCCGCCAAGGTTCACCGCCTCGCCGGAACAAGAAAGGGACGAGTCTCATGAGCCGCTCACCGCTCGAACGCTGCGCCTACATCCTGGAGGAGCGGCTCGCCGACGCACCCGCGCTCCCGCCCGCCTACGCCCAGTGCCTGAAGGATGCGCTCAAGTATGCCCGCAGGGCAGACGAGGCGGTGCGTGCCGCCGACATGATCCTGAAGGGAGGGGTGAAGTGATCACTGAGTGCTTCCCCCACCACTACCGCCTCGAAGAAGCCAACGGGCCGACCGTCCTTGGCACCTGCAAGAAGTGCGGCTACGAGCGCGAGTACAAATCCTTCCTTGATTGGGACGCGCTGCCGAAGGGTGGCGACCGGATGAGCGGGATGTTCGTGAAGGACTCCCGCCTGAAGGATTCCGTCTACATCTCGGACCTCACACGGGAGAAGTGGCAATGGTAGTCTGGCTGTTTGTATTTGGTTACCCGTTCGTGGCCATCTGTGTTGGCGCGGTGGTCAGTTACCAGTTGTCTCTCGATGCGGGGGACGATGAGGCCAGTGAAGCAGTTGGTATGGGGGTAGGTCTTGGTGCCATCTGGCCCATCACGCTACTGGGTTTACTGGTCGCTGTCCCAATAGTCTTCGCTTCAGAACGAGCGAGAAAGAAAAGCCGTGGCTGACCTGCCGCCCGAGTTCGTCCGTCTCGTCCAGTTGTACCGGGAACTCTACTCGAAGGAAAATATCGAGGGGTTGAACGAGCGCGACCCTCTCCCTGGTGGAGAGACAACCACCCGCTGTAGGTAGGAGCGGGCCAGCACAGAACGCGCCTGCATTGGAGTCCGAGGCCACCAGTCGTCAAAGCCCTTGAGGCTCGGCTTGGCCTCGGACTTCGTGCTTAGTTCTCGCAGTTGTCCTTCGAGCCGTTCCCGATACCTGCGGTGCTCGAACTTGTCCAGCACTCCCTCAACGAAGTGCGCCTCATCCAGTTCTTCGATCCGCCGCTCAACCACCCTGATCTCTGCCGTGTAGTCCGTGGCTTCGACCGGCTTCTCCGGCACTGCCGCAGCCGCACGGCGCAGGTGCTCCTCCACTGCCCTCTCGGCGTGCGAGACCTGAATGGTGACCTTGCCGCAGGGGCACTTGTACCTCCCCCGATTCGCTCCCAGCCGTTCGCCGCAGACGCCACAGAAGAACAGGCCGGAAGCCCAGTTCTTCCTGAGAGGGCGCTCTCTCTGCCGTCCCCGGAACAGGGTGAGCAGGGCTTTGTGGTCGGCTTCCGAGAGGATTGGCTCCCATGTGCCAGGGTAGAGTTCTCCGTGGTGCGTCCGGTAGCCCGCGAGGTACGGACGCTTGAGCATGAGGCGCAGGGTAGAGGGACTCCACCTGCCACCTGCCGTCGTCTGTACGCCGCGCCGATTCCAGTCGTCAATGATGGGACGCATCGAGCCACCGCTGAGCAGTACCCTCGTGACATGGCGGATCTCTACCGCCTCTTCTGGGATAACCTCCCACCCCCTCGTGTACCCGAAGGCCCGGTGCCCGGTGCGGGATGGCAGGCCAGCCGCTGCCATCACCCGGTACTTGTCTTTCAAGCGGTCCGAGATTTTCCGGCTCTCCTCACGGGCGAACCCGACCTTGATGGACAGGATCAGGCCGTCGCGCCTGCTGTCCGTACCGTCCTCGGTGAACAGTACCGTCCCCGACTCAAGGAGTTCATCGAGCTTCGCCCAGTCCCGCCAGTTCCGCAGGAGCCGGTCGATGCGCCAGCAGAGGATGCCCTCGTGCCCAGCCGCGAGCATCTCCTCGAACCGGGGCCGCGTGACCTTCTTGTATCCAGAGATGTCACGATCCTCGTACACTGCCTCTACCTCGTGCCCGTTGCGCTCCGCCCACGCTCGGCAGCTTTCCTCCTGCCTGCGGGGCGCATCGGAGGTGCCGGATGGGTCGTCGGAGATCCTGGTGTACAGAGCGAGTTTCACATGCGTAACGTAACCGCTCTTTGAATTTCCTGCCAGCAGGAAAAACTCTAATCGGCATTGTCGAAACTGCTCACTTGCCATAGTGATACCATTCCATTTAGACTGGCGAGCCACATGAACAATGCATCTCAAACCAGTGGTTGGGTGGGCATAGACATCGGCAAGACGGGAGCCATCGGGTTCCTGCACTCGACCGAGATCAAGGTCTTCGACATGCCCTACGTGGGGGACGAGCCTGATGTCGGCGTCATCCGCAACTGGATTGCTGACTTCAAGACGGGGCGCAACGTGACGGTCGCCGTCGAGTCCCAGCAGTCCATGCCGGGGCAGGGGGTGTCGAGCACCTTCACGCTCGGCAAGGGTTACGGGATGGTGCTGGCGACCACCATGCTCTCCGGTGTCCGCGTCGTGGTCGTCCGTCCCGCCACATGGAAGAAAGAGATGGGCATCCCGGCCAAGGCCGACAAGGACCACTCCCGGCTCCTGGCCCTGCGGACGTTCCCCTCCCTGCAACTCGAACTCCAGCGGAAGAAGGATCACGGCAGGGCGGAAGCAATCCTCATCGCTGAATGGCTGAGGAAGCACTCATAGAACCCGGAGATTTCGCTGCCGAGGGAGGCGACGGCTACTACTCACACTTCTGTCGGAAGCGTGGAAGCACGGTGCTTCATCGTGAGCAAATGGGTTTCTACCGGGTGAGCCACTACCAGATTGTGAACGGCAAGAGCGACACCTGGCACTGGGAAATCGACACCCCTCCCGGTTGCCTCCACTGCGGCGGACTACCCGAGGATCTTCGCGAGGTGTACCTGAAGCACATCGCGGATGAGGAGCGGAAGAAGCAGAACCGAATCAAGGACAAGAAGAGGAAGAAGAATGAAGGATAACTACGTTCCTTTCCTCCACTGGCAGCGTGGCGGCATGACGCACTACGCAGACTGCTGGAAGGATCACCTGACGTGCGCCCTCATCCGGGCGACGGACTTGCTGGCAGAGTTTGCGGAGGATCCCCACTGCGTGGAAGACGGGTGTGTGGGCGATACCGCCCCCGAAATCACTGAGTTCATCAAGCATATTTGGGAGGAGATGTAATGTCCGCACCTGGCCCCGTGCAGCGCAAGAAGGATGGTGGTCGCAACGACTGGCAGACGCCGCCCGAACTGTTCCGTCTACTGGACAATGAGTTCGAGTTCACCATCGACGCAGCGGCAAGTGAATCGAACCATCTCGTGAGTTTGTGGTATGACGAAGAGTGCCACAACGCCTTCTCAGCCTCGCCCACTGGGCAGCGCATCTTCTGCAACCCGCCATACGGGAACCTCAAGCAGTGGGTTGAACTGTTTGAATGGTGGGCTGGCTTGGGGAGCACTGTTGTTGCGCTTGTGCCTGCCGCCACCGATACCGAGTGGTGGAGATTGGCATACGCCAATGCCCCCGAAGTACGCCTGCTCTCGGGCCGCGTGAAGTTCATCAACCCCGAGACCGGGAATCCCGACGGCTCCAACACCACCGGCTCCACGGTGTTCGTGTTCAAGGAAACCTCGAAGCCGAGGCTCGTCTACCTCTGGGATTGGAAGGCGGAACTGTGAGCCAGTGTCTCTACTGCGAGCGCCGTGTCCATGCGCGGAAGATGTGCCAGGCCCACTGGGGGCGATGGTGGCGCAATGGTGACCCGCTCCTCAAGCGGAGGAATCGGGGCATCCTCGATGTCCCAGCCGTCCAACCCCTTGGCCCGGTGCAGGCGAAGATCCTTATCACCCTTGTCCAGAACCCTGGCAGGGCGTTCCCGCGCCACCATCTCCACGAGACTGCTGGCGGGTTCTACGCAGCGATCTACGGTCTCCGCAAGAGATACGGCCCGAACGTGATAACAACTGCTTCTGGTGGCAAGGGCTACTACATCGAGCCAGAGACGGCGAAGCGGCTCCTCGCTATCGCGCAATGACCGACCTGACTGACGCCGCTCGCCGGTACATCTCGAAGTCGTGGACACCGCTGGCTCTCGGCCCTGATGCCGAAGGCAGGCCGAAGCGCCCGCTGTTCAAGGACTGGCAGACGCTCTACCCGAACGACGAACGCACCCGGCAGCAGGGCTGGAAGCGTGCAACCGGCGTGGGACTGCTCTGCGGTACGCACTCGAACAACCTGGCAGTCATCGACATCGATGACGAGGAGTTGGCCGCTGCCACCTTCGCCAAGTTCGCCCGCTCCGGTAAACCCTTCAGATGGGTCTGGACGGGCAGACACCGGGGCCACCTCTACGTGCGCGAGCAGGAGCCGACCGAACACGGGAAGGTCTGGCGCGGTGAGTGGGAGGGCCGGGAAGTGGGAGGGGAACTCCGTTGCACGGGGCAGCAGGTAGCCGCTCCTCCGACGCCAGGGTACATCCTTGCCGCCGACAACCCTCCGCAGGGCGTGGAGACCGTACAGAAAGCGTGGGATGCCATCTGCCTCGCGATGGGCATCATCCCGGCGAAGAGCGGCGGTGGCGGGAACTATCCTCCAGCGTGGCAGGACTCGGTAGTTGAGGGCACCCGCAACGATTCGTTGTTCGTAGAAGCGTGCAAGCTGGCCGCTGTCCGAATGCCCATCGAGCGGGCCATCACCATCCTGCGGACCAACAGCGAACTGACGTATACACGGACGATGGACGACCACGAGTTCGAGGCTACCATCCGCTCCGCCTACAAGAAGGCGTATCCGAAAGTGGAACGACCGGCAGAGTCTGGCCGGTACAAGAGGGAGATCAAATAAACTACTCTCGCACAAGGTCGGGCACGCTCTACGTCGAAATCGGCGTAGGCCCGACCGACTCTCCCTTTGCGAAACTCCGCATCGCAGCGCACTCAATCCGCCGAGAACGCACGGGTGTCCATGCGAACGTGGGCATCTGGCTGGACGACAACCCGCTGGAGTACGACAACTTCAACATCGAACGGAACGAGGAGAGGCGCAAGCTGGCACGAGGTTCGTGGAACCTGATACCGGAGAATGAAAAAGGTCTCCGCAACTGGCTCCCGCTCGACAACCTCAAGGCAGAACTCGACATGTTCTGCGAGGGGCTATGGGGAGCGCACATCGGGCGGGTGGAAGTCGAGCAGATGCGGGCCGAGAAGTTCCACCCTCGCCGGATGATTGGGCCGTACCTCGTGGAAGAGGGCGGCACCATCCTGTTCGGCGCACCTGGCGGCGGCAAGTCGTGGATCACCTACCTGCTGGCGCAGTGCATGAACGCAGGCTCTACCGCTGTCTGGGAGTCCGTGAGAGCAGGGCACAGGCCGCTGCTCATCAACCTCGAACGCAGCCGGAAGGACGTTGAGTCACGGCTCTGGACCATCAACCGCACCCTCGGCATCAGCGGGGATGACTACCCGCTCGATGTCATCAATGGGCGTGGCATGTCACTGAGGGACGTAGAGGGGAGCGCCCAGCGGCACATCGAGAACAACGGGAACGACATCCTGTTCCTCGACTCGATCTCCCGCATCGGTGGTGGCTCGATGAACAAGGACGAGGTTGCCAACGAGGCAATGGACATGCTCAACCGGCTCTGCCCGACGTGGTTCGCCATCGCCCATCAGGCGAAGGGTGGCACCAACCCGGAGACCGGAGAGAAGAAGGAATCCTCGACGTTCGGGAGCACTATGTTCCAGGCGGCGTGCGACCTTGAGATCCGCCTGACCAGTGAGAAGATAGGAGCGAAGCGGCTGGTCATCGACCTGTTCTCGAACAAGGAGAACATCGCCGTCATCCAGCGGAGGGAGACGCTCTATCTTGAGATGGATGACAAAGGCCTCAACGAAGTGCTGAGGCCCGAGTCGTGGGACAGGTTCAAGAAGACGGGCTAGGACATTTATAGCCTTCCAGGATAAACCGCCCTAAACTCCCTATAAACTCGCCTTCCGGTTCGCCTCTTCCTGCTGGCAGATCATGCAGTTCGTGCAGTTCGGGTGCTGCATGATCTCCCGGATATCGATGCACAGGGCCTCGCACCGCTTGATGACGAGGACGAGCGCCTGCATGGCTTCAGGACTAACGACCATCGTGTTCCTCCGAACTGGCCTGCACTGTCCAGCGAGCCTTTTCTTCTTGGACTGCGGAGAGCACCGCAGTAATCGCCGTGGCGAGTTCTTGTATTTCGCCTTCAAAGAGCGCAAATTCTTCCACCCTGCCCGAACCATTGCGGACCAGGTAGAAGGGCGCGATGTTGGCATTGTTGTAGGTGAGGTCCAAGCTGGAACTCACCTCGGTATCCACCTTGATCACGAGTTTGGAACTAACGACCATCTGTTCCTCCTATGGAAAGGACCACCCGAAAGTGGCCCTGTGGCTTTGCCTGTGGTCTCCTGGGGCTACTTGAGCCGGGGGAGACGGGCACTACTCGATATCCAGGTTGTCCGATCCCAGTAGTTTTTTGAACTCCACCAAACCCCTTCTTCCTCTAGTGGAAGAAGGTCGAAGTAGAGTCTCGCCAGTGGCCCTTCTACAATCTTGGCCGAAAGGGTTAAAAGAGCGGCCCACTCATCTTCGCTGAGTTCGAGGATGACCTTGCGCGGAGATGGCTCCTGCGGGATGGGTTCGACTCGTGCGGTTGCCATTTATTCATTCCTCGCGATGGAAGCGTTGGCCCAGAACACGGCCTCTTCGAGATGGGTGATTGCGAGCGACTGCTCTCGGGATTCCGGGGTCAGGGCGAGGAGCAGGGAGGCGAAGGACCGCGCCGCGTGGCGGATCTCCTCGTACTTCTCCGGCTGGTCGTTCTTGGGCGCGTGGTAGGTAAAGCGCGTCACGATGTCGTTGGCGTTCATCAGGACTTCCTCAACTGGCGGATCTTGGCGTAGGCGTCTTCGAGATCATCGAGCATGACGCTGCGTTCAATCTGCACGACGCTGAGGTGGTGGCTCTTGCGCTCCATTGCCGCGTTCAAGTCGCGCAGTGCCTGCTTGCGGTTCGCGTTCTTCTGGCGGAGGCGGAGGACTTCCACCTGGAGCGCCTTCACCTGGTCAAGGGTGAGGAGGTTCGCCGGGATCTTCGCAGGGTCGTGGACGGGATGCATGTTGCCATCGCCACCCATGTCCAGCCACTGCTCCTTCTGTTTGCTGATGGTCGCTGCTGTCATGTGTTGCCTTTCCTTTGGGGAAGTTTCCATGAGGAGTGTACTCAACTCTTCTGGAGTTCTGCAAGACGCCTGTCCAGGCAGCGCGGGCAGAGCAGGTGGAACCCATCCTTGCTCATGGCTGGAGGGAGAAGGCTGCGGGTGGTCGCTGGATAGGCCCAGCCCTGCTGGCAGTCGGAGCATTTCTTCTTAAATGGAAGTCTCATTCCACGATTATGTGGCGGGAATCAGTTGACTTCAACTGGATTGACGTGGTTAACTCCTTGACATGGGGTAGCACAATCTTCACTCCCCAGATTGGAGGCTACGCCCGATGGTTCCGCATCGTCTCCATCCTTCCGACGATGCTCCAACAATTCTTCAACGGGGCTTCACTCCCCTTGAGGCTCTTCAGTCCAGCGGTCCTTCGGCTGAGTCACCCGATAAGCCCAACCACTGAGGCTCTCAGGTGTTTCTTGCCCCGCTGGTCTGAATCCCGGTGGGGCTTCCGGCCCCCTCAAAAGGGCCGGGAAACGCCCCATTGAAGGATGCCAGAGAAGAAATCCTCCCGACTACCGATGAGGTATCGGGCGATAACGTCAGGACCGGGGGGAAACCGGACTTGAAACGAACCGCTCGATTTCCTCGGGGGAACTTTGCCCTTCCGGGCCACGGCGCAGGCAACCATCGGGGCAGGACGAACGCCTGCAACCTGGCAGTTGACACTAAATGGACGAGTGGTACTGTGACTTGAGTCCTCACACGGGACAAACGCCAAGAGAGGAGGGGAGAACCCGGAGTTTCCCCGCCCCGGATCTCTCCTCTCTTTTGGTAAGAAGGAGGAAGGCAGCATATGGGAACAGATATCCATCCTGTTTGGTGGGTGAAGCGCACCGAGAGCTACTACGTCCCGCTTCGACCGGCGTATGACTACCACTGGTATCCAGACCGGATCTGGCAGATGAAGTCATGCCTCAACCTTGACTGGGGGACCTTCGAGTATCCGAATCCGGGGGAAGATGAACCGTGGGACATTCATTCCATGAAGAAGGACGCAGCCCATCTCGCGTGGCTTGCGAATAACCCGGTCTTTGTCGAGGCCAACAGCGCCATTGGTTCGGTGTGGGGGAGAGACTACGACTTCTTCGCCATCGTGGGCGATGTCCGAAATGGCTACGGGTTTGCGGGGTGCCCAACCGGGCAGGCTTTCACGCCGATAGGCAAAGGCCGGAGTTTCTACGACCTTCCGTTTGATGCTCGTGAGGACGAGGACAGTAGGGATAGCCTCGACTACGGGGAACACTCACGCAGTTGGGTGACGCTCAAAGAACTGCTTGAGTACCCGTGGGATGCAACTCGCGTCTCCACTGGTATCATCCCGCTCGAAACCGCCGACGAAGTCTTCAACCGTGAGCGAGTCGGACTGTATGCCTACGCTGATGTGCGAAAGGGCAACCAGTCACCCTCCGCATGGAGTGGGGGTATTGACGGCGCGAGTATCCGCACCATCACCCCTCTCCAAGCTGACCATCTTCTCGACGGCAAGACTGCACGAGAGGACGGGATCAAATACTACGTCCAGTATTCGTGGCCCCTCTCGAATCGAGAGTCCATCTCTGCCGCTACCTACGATGGCATCCACTGGCTTGCTGAGCGGGTAGACCCGGCTACGACCTACCTGGTATTCGGGTTCGACTCCTAGAAAGGAAGGCAGCATGCAGGAAGAAGAGTTCATGCAGATGGTGAGGGACATGACCATGTTCCACATCGAAAGGTTCGGCCTCGATCTGGGCAGCCACCTTGCGGGCCAGTTCATGCAGTGTGTCTGGACCAGCCAGGAGTTCCCTGACTATTGGTCCAAGTGGGCTTTAGCAAAGGACCGCATCGAGCAGGTGTTCATCAAGAACAACCTCAATACCGACGACCTGAACGAGATGCGGCAAGAGATCCTTGACGACATGATCAACCGCCCTGAAACCAAGCCAGAGGTTCCCGCATGGTCGCAAAACTGAAACCGTATCAGTACGGCGTTGCCCTGAACCTAAGCGACTGCTTTGCCCCTCTGGGTGGATACTCCCTCGCCAAGCGGTTTACCTTTCCAGGTGGGGAGCAGCACATCACTCTCCCTGAACTCCCTTACGTGGATTCGGTTCTCCTCACCGTTCGCTTTACGAATGCAGACGACTTGATGAACACCCTCCTCACCGCAGACGCCCTGCGTCGAGAAGGGTATCGAGTGGGCCTGTTCGCTCCCTATATCCCATATGCCCGACAGGATCGTGTGTCAGTCAAAGGTGAACCCCTCAGCATCGCTGTCCTCGCTGATCTCTTGAACTCCTGCGAGTTCAACGATGTGTATGGCCTGGATGCCCACTCGGATGTGGCCCCGGCGCTCATTCGAAACTACCGCCCTCTCGACTGGCTCAAGTTCGCCAAGGCAGCTTGCTCCGAGATCGAGGGAGGAAGGGATATGTCCACCCTCGTAGGTGGAGTACCCGTGCTCATTGCGCCCGATGCTGGCGCAGTGAAGAAGGTTGCCGCCCTGGCCCATTCTCGTCATTGCGACATGGTGCAGGGGCGCAAGTATCGTGACCCAAACACCGGCCAGGTTTCGATCTCGGTCGATGTCCCGTCGTACTACAAGCATGCCATCGTGGTCGATGACATCTGCGATGGCGGCGCGACGTTCATGGATCTCCCCTCGCAGGTTAAATGCAAAATCCACCTTGTTGTGACGCATGGCATTTTCTCGAAGGGGCTAAAGCCCCTGTTTGACGCTGGGTACGAATCAATCCATACCACTGATTCTTGGGGTGGCTCGATACCGGGACGCCAAAACTTCTACGTTCACGAGGTGCCGGTGGAATGAGAAACGTCCTGCTCTGCACTGATGTCTACAAACTCGGGCACATGGAGCAATACCCAGAAGGGACTACGAAGGTTTACTCCTACCTTCAGGCCCGCAGTGGCCGGGAACTCCCTGAGACGGTGTTCTTCGGCTTGCAGTATTACCTGCGCGAATACCTGGCGAAGCCGATTACGCAGGCAGACGCCGATGAGTTCTTCGCCATCCGCGAAACCATCCTTGGCCCAACTCCGCCCGAGGTGGCCCTCCGAATCCAAGGATTGGTGAGCCTCGGTTACTGGCCAATCGAAATCAGGGCGGTCCCAGAGGGCGAAGTGATGCCGGTCCAGAACGTCCTCATGACGATTACCAACACCCACCCCGCCTTCGCGTGGTGCGTTGGCTACCTCGAATCTCTCCTGCTCAAAATCTGGAACACAATCACGGTTGCTTCGTATTCGCTCAAACTCCGGCGACTGGTTACCCGGTATGCCGAAGAAACCTGTGACAGCACGGCTCACCTCCCCTTCCAGGTTCATGACTTCGGCTATCGGGGTGTCTCATCCGAGGAAACCGCCGAACTGTCAGGGGCAGCGCACCTGCTCAACTCCTTCGGCTCCGACACGGTTCCAGCCGTCAAGTTCCTGCGCGACCACTACGCCGGGGAGTTCCCGATTGGACTCAGTGTCCCGGCGACAGAACATTCGGTCATGTGCTCCTATGGGGCGGATAACGAGTTCGACGCTTTCGAGCGAATGCTGGACGTATACCCGACCGGGATCGTGTCCATCGTGTCGGATACGTACAACCTTTGGCGAGTCCTCACGGAGTACGGGCCTCGCCTCAAAGAACGCATCATGGCCCGCGATGGCAAGGTGGTGTTCCGGCCCGACTCCGGTGACCCGCTCAAGATCATCTGCGGGGATGCGAACGCGCACCATTCAACCCCTGAGTTCGCTGGTGCCCTGAAACTCCTGGGCGAAGTGTTCGGGACCACCCGCAACTCGAAGGGCTACTCCGTCCTCGATCCGCACGTCGGCCTCATCTATGGCGACGGGTTCTTCTTCGAGCGGTTCGGGTCCGTGCTAGAGACGATGCGGGCGTACGGCTGGGCCAGTTCAAACCTTGTCGTGGGAATCGGCGGCCTGCTTCTCCAGGCGCACTCCCGCGACGAACTCGGCTTCGCCATCAAGGCGACCTATGCCGAAGTGAACGGAGAGCACCGTGAACTCTTTAAGGACCCGATAACGGACCCCAAGAAGCGCAGTCATAAGGGGCTTCTCCGCCTGATCAAATCACCTGGCAACTACTTGACTATCGACCAGCAAAGCAGTGCCGAAGGGGGATACCTCCTCCCTGTGTTCAGGGATGGCGAAATTCTCGTGACGTACTCCCTATCGGAGATCCGTGACCGCATCTCGGGTATCACGGGCCTCCCCAAACTCGAACTCACATAGGAGAAAGGCAAAGGCATGGTCGCAAAACTGAATCGCTGTTCGTTCATTGGCAACCTCGGGCGAGATCCCGAGTTGAAGTACACGACGAACGGCCAGGCAAAGGTGGAGTTCTCGATTGGCGTCGATGACTCCTACAAGTCTGGCAACGAGTGGAAGTCGAACACCCAGTGGGTCAATGTCGTAGCTTGGGGAAACACCGCAGAGCAGGCCGCAGAGGAACTCAAGAAGGGTTCGCTGGTCTATGTCGATGGCAAGTTCACCCAGCGTTCGTGGGACAACGCCGAGGGCGTGAAGCAATACCGCACGGAGATCGTGGCACACGCCGTCCAGCAGCTTGTGCGTCCCCCGAAGCGCGAGGGCGACGGCCAACAGGGCCAGCGGCCGCAGCGTAAGGGGCAGGCGGACGATGGCTGGGACCTCCCCTTCGAGTAGCACAACCCCTGACGATGACACCCTCTGGGCACTGGCAGCAGAGTTCCAGGGGGCCATCGACTTCCTCATCGAGGAGCGGCACTACAAGTGCCTCGGGGCATTCCATTCGGAGCGGTGCAAGGCAACAGGCAAAGAGAAGGCCCGGTAATCCGGGCCTTCGTTGTTGTGTGCGGGGTGGGGGTTACCCAACTACAGGGGCGTCTTTGCGACCTTGCTCCAATGCCTCAAGGCACGCCGAGACGCGCCCACTGCGAGTGTGGTACATCTTGTGGCCCATCTCGATTCGGGCCGGGTTGCCGGTCGCCGTACGGGGCTGGCCGTCAAGCGAGCGGCACTGCGGGCAGGACGCCGCTGCGGTGTGGTATGTGGAGTTCGTTGCCATTTGTTCTGCCTTTCTAGTCTGATTTGTGGGCGATGCGTAGGAGGGCCAGCAGGGCCAGGAGCGTCACGACGAACTTTAGTGCGTCTTCGATGGCTGGTCCTCCTCCATGTACTCGATCCTATCCTCGATGATCTTGACGTGGCCGCGCAGGCCGTCCGGGAATCCGCGCTCCTCCGCCATGTGCTCGAAGGCGCGGCGGTCGAACGGGATGGGAGGGTGGCCGTCCAAGAGGAGGAGCACAACCGTCCCCTCATCCCGAACGCCGATGACTTCGTGGTATTCGTTGCCTTCCATTTAGAGCCATCTCCAATACGTGATTGTCGCGGTCCGGCACGGGCCGGTGCGGTGTCGCCGGACGTTCTCTGCCAACCCGTAAGTCAGCCCGTCCCCGATGATGTAGCTGCACGCTCCGCAGCGTGCGAATTGGGCGTGCTTCTGGCCCCGGACGCGCTCAACGTACACCGGCGAGCCGTCAGGGTGTGTCGCGCCAGGTACGCCACTGAGGGATGCGAGGGTGTTAGTCACCTAGTAATCCCTCCCCGCCCGCTTCACGAAGCCCAGGTAGCGATTGAGCACGTTCCCGGCGTACGTGAGCATGGCGACCCCAAGGGGGCCAGCGTCCAGGAACGGGACGTACTCAACATCGGGCCACTCGCAATTGCAATCGGTGTGATCCTCTTCGGCGGCATGTTCGGCATACTCCGCAATCGGATCGTGCGTGAATTGCCCGTGGCGGAATTCCCATTCGTAAGGGGTACACCCCTCCGCGTGGTACACGAGGTCCGCGATGGCGAACATGTGGCCCATGCCCGTACCCCACGGATCACTCGAATCGTCCATACGGAAGAGGTCGAGGGCTTTCCTTCTCATCTCCCGCGTCAATTTGATCTCGTCGCAGTTCATTGCTTGCCTTTCTAGCCTTGCTCTTCGGACGGGGTAGGCCATCTCCCCGTGACGCCTAGGCATTGGCGCTCGCCTGGAACACTGCTTCGCCCTTGAGGATTTCCCGAACGGGGTTTTCGATCATGTAGTTCGGATACCACCAGATCTCCCCGATTTCGTCGAGGTTTCCGGCGTCGTCAATGCCTACCTCAGTGGCAAGGATCGGGGCAGACGTGAGCGCCCCGATTGATTCGTAGTGACGTTCGCTGAGAACCTGAAGATCGTAGGGATCGAATCCTGCGAGATCGAGGATCTCAACCATGCCATCAATATCGGACCGTCGCAGCAGGTCGCGGGCATAGCAGAGATCCAACTTCCCGGTGCGCCGGATGCGAAGGTCGCCGTTTGGGAGTTTGTCGAATTCAAACCCCATTCTGGACGGATAGTGCGTTATCACTTGCCTTTCCTTTCTTGGTTGTTGCCCTGGGGGTCTATTCCCCTGGGGGCCGAAGCTCCGAAGGAATCCTTCGGAACGGAAGCCCCCACGCACTCGTGAAGCCCTAGGCGGTTTTGTAGCTGTCCGGCTTGAGCGCGAAGCGCCCTACGTCGTTTCCGTTGCTGTCATAGATGGTTTCAAAGAAACCGGATAGGCCGCGCTCCTCGATTCGGCGGGCGGTTTCTCGGAGGATGCCTGCCAATTCCTCCCGCATCGTTTCACATTGGCAAATCCCAAAGCGGCGACTGTCCGATGGGTCCTCGCCCTCACAGTTGACATCGTGGAAAGCGGCATTGTCGGCGGTCAGGCTAAGTAGGAATTTCACTTCGCAAACTCCGATTCAGGGAATGCCTTATCGGCGCCGCAGTCGGGGCAGACAAGGACGATGTAGCGTTCCGCTGCACCGTAGGGAAGCCGCGAAGCCCATTCAGGATCATCGGTAGTCCCTGCGATGTATGGTGCCGTACCGTGGAAAGCGCGAAGGATCTTGAAAGGGATCTTGAGGCTTGCAAGCCGCTGTTCCTCCAGATACCGGGCGAGTCCGGTAGCAAAGGTTTTCGTGACCGCTTCGGCATCTTCGGCTGACAGTTCCCCCCATGCCTTCCGCGCTTCGCTGTCGGCGCACTGCCATTCGACAGCGGCCAGCAATTGCCCTAGGGCGGCTTCCTGATTCATTCGGGCATTGCCCGAAATGCGTTCCGCTTCCAATTGTGCGCCCTTGCCATAGGCTCCCTGGAAAAGCCATAGCAGGCGCTCCGCGATAATGTCGCGCTCGTTCCGCATGGCTTCCAGCCAATCGGCGCGCGCCTCTTTCCGTTCGGCTAGCGGCGCATCCCGCAACTGCCAAACGAATCGCAAGTGCTCGCTCCGTTCGCGAGATTCGTACTCTTCTTGAGTTTCCATTGCCTTTCCTTAGCCGAAGAGTCGGCCCCAAGCCCCGGAGGGCTGGCGGGCCGATGCCCGATGGCGGTTACTTTCCGTAGATCGTGACGACGAGCACGTAGCCCAGGCCGGTATGGATGGTTGGGATGTCAGGCATTGCGCATCGCCCACCGATGATTCCCGAGAGAATCGAAGTTCCAAGGCGAGCACTTGTCGCAATGGTGAGAGTTTGCCATGCGGTCCGCATCCCATGCCCACTGAATATGGGGGTTTCCGCCGCCGTGGGCCACCATGATCCGCGCTCCGGCGATGTTCTTGAATGGGCCGATAACCGCAGCGTAGCGGTCCCCATGGGTTGCTTCGGTAGGTTCCGTCCCTACGGAAAAAATCTCGGCCCCCGCCCCCGCCCTTCGCCCTACGTAGGTTTTCATTGTGTCGCAGTTCCTTTCTTGGGTTGTTGCCCTGGGGGTCTATTCCCCTGGGGGTCCGAAGATCCCCCGCACTCATGAAGCCCTAGGCGTAGTGGTCCGGTTTGATTGCGTACGTCCCCACGCTGTTCCCATTGGAGTCTCGGATGGTTTCAAAGAAACCGCTCAGGCCGTCACGGGCGATTTGCTTCGCCACGGTGCGCAGGATGGTCGACAGTTCGAGGCGAAGCGCCAAGCATTCACAGGGAACGACGGGCGAACCCATGTTCGTAAGATGCTCACCCTCGCAGTCGTCATCGTGAAAAGCGGCATTGTCGGCGGTCAGATTGAGTAGGAATTTCATCGTGAGTCCTTTCGTGAAGCCCTGGGCCTAGCCGAAGTTGAAAACGCCGCAGTAGGTTTCGAGGATGTCCGAATCTCCGGGTTGGAGTTCGACCTCTTGCCACGGGATAAACCAATCCTGCATTTCGAGGCGCGGATTCTCGGGAGTGTTCCACCTGCCAAGATCCCCGATGATGCGGAGGGCCGGACCACCCGTGGTCAAGAGGATCATGAATTCCTCATCGTCGGCATCTTCGCCGGGGGAATGCCAACCGCCCCGGACTTCGACGCTAAGGGCGTCCTCTTCGATTGCTTCCCGTGCCGAGTCCTCATCGTGGTAGCCTTCGGAGTCGAATTCCCCGAATTCGGTTAGCTCGCAGTCTTCGCCGTTGCATTCCTGGCAGTGCTCCAGACGAGCTACCATTTCGCGGATGCTCGCCATAGAGGCGAGGGCGTTTTCCCGAGCGTGAGCGTACTTATCTTCGGTTTCCATTTCTTGCCTTTCCCTTAGCCGCGTTTCCCGTTGTGGACGGATTCCCGCCCTAGGAATAGGGCGGAGTCTGCCGACAATGGATGCTAGGCGGCCCGACGTTTCGCGTTGCGCCAGGCGCGGATGCCAGCCGCTACCAGATCCCGATCTTCGGCGCGGTCCATCTTTGGCCATCCGGTATACGTCATACCGGGGAGATCCCGCGTACCGGATTCCATCCATGCGTTGACAACGTAGGCCGCACACTCCGCGTAATCGATCTCGTGATATGCGAATTCGCTGCGCAGGAATTCCGCGATTGATTCGACGGATTCCGTCTCTTCGGTTTCGGAGAAGTGATCATCGTCGGCCACGGGATAATCGGCCAGTCGCGCTTGCCACTCTTCGGCAATGCGCCATGCTTCGGAGTCCGGCTTGACTAGCAGGAATTCGATCCAGCCGACAAAATCGGAGCGGGCGGATTCGACCGTGACATTCTCGGGATCGCGAGACTGGAGATCGTCGCGGATAACCGCGAAATTGGATCGCCCCAGGGGTTCGGAGTCGCGATGTTGGGTAGCAGCGATGCCCCAACCCTCAGACTCTCCCCAATACATGAATCCAGATTGGCTACCGATGGTTTCCATTTTCTTGCCTTTCCCTCTCACCCTTTCTCAGCGTGGCTTGAGACACGTCATAGCGGGTTTAGGACGGCGCTAGATGCGCCGTTTCGCTTAGACAACGCTCCAGATTTCCTCCAGGTTCCCGGAATCAGTGGGTTCGTACAGGGTGACGTTCCCGTGATCGGAGACAAACATCACGTAGTCGCGCCAGTTGGCCGGTACTTCGGAAGTGTCGGCCACCTTGATCACTCCCTCTTTGTACCGCGCATCCTCCTCCAGGGAGTCGATGGCTGGCCAGAATCCGTAATCCGCTCCGTCACCCTCGGACGCTCCGAAGTAGCAGTAGGGTGGCGCGATCTCTTCCATTGCTGCCCAAAGAACATCATTCAGCCATTCCGAAGCGGATTCCACGTCGGGATAACCGCCATCCTCCAATTCCTCCGGCTGATCCTGTTCCAATTCCGCGTAGCGCTCCGGGGAGAACACGCGGAGAACGTCCATAAACGTAGGGATCAGATCCTCGGTTCGCATGGTCCCATGACTGACTGTTCCGATAGGTGGATATTTCGCGTTCATTGCCTTTCGCCTTTCTCTATTTGCACTGTCTATCGACTGACTATCAGCCGGTCGATAGGGACAAACTAGAGAGTGTTTCCGTCCATTGCAAGGGGATTGGCCAGAATCTTTACCTTCGGCCCGGCTGGTAAACTGGGGGAGTGACAGATAGACCCTTGACTGAGAAGCGGGTTGCGTTTGCAGAGGCACTAGCGGAGGGGCTCAACCCGCATCAAGCTGGAATCAAGGCGGGATACGCATCTAGTGGCGGTCCGGCTAAGGCGCTCCAGGATGAGAGAGTGCGAGATGCCTTGAAGATGGCGGTTATGAAAGCCGGACTGACTGTGGAGAAGATCGGGGACAAGCTTCACACACTCGCGAATGCCCAACGTTTCGAGCTATCCAGGGACGGGAAACCCGTTCACCTGGGGGATGATTCACGTTCGCAGCTTCAAGCACTGGACATCGCTATCAAGATGCTCGGCGGCTATCCCAATCCGAAGCTGGACGTGAACCTGGGAACCCAAAACGTGCTACTGATTGACTCTGCGAAGTCGCCCTTGGCAGCGCTGGACCCCTTCGGAGTGAGCGTCGAAGCGGAAAGCGTGAGGGAGATACCGGCTGAAGCTACGAGTTTCAATCCCGAAGGTGGCATACCACCCGAAGATGACTTTCAGATCGGATAGGGTATCAACGGACAGAACGGATATAGTGCGAAGTTAGATCAGCACATCTGTTCTATTGAGAAGAAAGGGCCAGGGAAGCGGAGACTGGCCCTTCTTGGTGTGCGGAGGTTGGTCGAGGATGGCGCGGGTCCTGTGATTTTTGCGTGGGGTCGTCCATACCCTCTATCGCGTGCCTGTTTGGCTTTTCGGTACACTTGGGCCATGAAGGATGTGTTCAAACTGGCAGCAGGGCACTATCGCTCATGCATGTTCTGGAACTGCTGGGAGAATGACAGCGACGATGCCCAGGTGGCTCGAAGGAAGGGTCGCAAGCGTCTTCGGCAGCAGGACGAACGAGAGTGGTCGGAGATCCCCAGGTCCTCATACGAGGACTCCTAGCCCAACTGTTCGAGGATTTCCGAAGAGTTCGCTCCTGCCCGGAATCCCCTCGCTGCGCGTCTCTTTTCGCGGGCTTGCTGCAGCCCGCCCCCCACCCCCAGTTCGCGGCCTAATGTAGACGTGGTGATGCAGCCTTGAAGCAGGGTGCTGTCTACATGTGATTACCGGGAGGACCAGTCCCCGGCGAACCTCGCCTTTAGGTTTCCCTGGCCTGAATGAATCAGGAGCACGAGGTTCTCGCTCAGTCTTATATCCCGGCGTTGGATGGCCCGGTGTCCGTGGGTGCCTCATTCCCCTGCCACCGTCCTGGACGATGCGTTTCGGAGGCCTCGGAACCTCTGTTCCGTACCCCTAGTTTACCAGATGGCCTGTTCCAGTTAGACTGGCGGCAGGAGGCGAAATGATGTTTGGACGAAAGAAGTGGGACGAAGTGGACCTCAACGACACCCCACCAGGAACGGTCACGATGTCTCGGGTGTCCTACCTGGAACTCCTGGAAAGCAAGGAGAAACTGGCCAAACTGAGGAACGAGAAAGACGAATGGGTGGAGGAACGCGACTGCTTCATCAGGCAGGCCAGGAAGGAGACCGCAGAGATTGAGCGCCTCCGGGAGGAGATCCAGTCCCTCCGTAGCGCCACCTTCCATGAGGTTCCCGAGAAGCCGAAGAGAACGTGGTCGGTGGTCTATGGCTGGGGGAAGCGCAAGACCGAGGATCTCGTGAAGGCCCAGAACTACACCCTGGCAGACAACGATGTCTACCAGTTCTGGAACGAAGTGAGGACGGGGAAGGTGCGCCTGTCCCAGAACTACGCAGGCGTCTCGGAACTCGTCTACGAGCGGGAGAGGGTCGTCGTGGCGGAGTTCAGTGGAGTCATCTCCGTGGTGGAGTTGACCGAGTGATCCAGTCTGGCTAAACTGGTGAATGCAGACGTGACTCCTAGCGCGTACTGCATGACTAGTGCGCCCCAACCTGTGAAAACCGGAAGGGGCCGAGGGAACTGCGGACTGGTAGTGGCTCACCCGGTACTGGTAACGCACCCAACGCGCGTCTGCACGGGTACATCTTGGTGGTGCGCCACATGTATTCCGAATGCAGGAGCCGGTTCGATTCCGGCCCGCAGTTCCTTTCAAGGCAACAACGTTTGCTGCCGGGGTCTGGACAGTCGGGGAAACCGGGCTGAGCCAGTTTTTCCAACTCCGGGCAAGCGTTCGAGCAAGAGGGCCGGTGTGATTTACGGGCGCACCGGCCCTCTTCAATTCCAGGAGGCAACAATGAACGACCTGTACCGCGAGTTCGCAGACCGGATGATTGATTACTTCGGGTACCGGGAGAGCTGGATGCAGTGCCCCTACTGCCGCTGGGTGTTCCGCTCTACGTTCAGCCCTGAGCACAAAGACTGCATCCTCAAGGACATCGATGAGGAACTCCGGGCGGAAGGCCGATGAGGAAGCAACTCCCCCCAGCGGACCTCCGCTTCCTCTACTGCCTCGTCAGGGCGTTTCTGAGGCTGTGAGACTCCTGCGCTTGTTCAGGAAGAGAAGGGCACCATTTCGGCCAACTAGCGGCAAAGACCACTGGGGCGAGTGGTACGACGACGGCGAGTATGCGTCGTGGATGTGCTCTCGCTGCGGGTGGGCGGTAGGTGGCCCTAGCGGCGGAAGCGGTGCGCTCGGCTGGATTGCCGCTCGTTCCAACCACATCACCAACTGCCACTGAGACTTTCTGTGCGGTCTCCTGGGCCGAATTCCCCTGATCCCGATGGGATAAAGCGGTTGACTAAGAATGGACAGCGTGGCAATCTCTTCGTGGCAACAACCTCAAAGGAGTCCATATGGCAAAGAAACCGAAGCATGATGACCTGACGAAGTGGGCGAGCGGGGGGACACTGAGCAAGGCCGACATCTACAGCCAGGTCGTGGGCGGTAGTTACAGCATCGCCGCCCAAATGCAGACGCCCACTTCCATAGGGACAGTGTGGACAGACATCGCGAACATCTCCGCCCTCACCTCGCTCCCTGACCCGACTATCGACTGGGACGATCTTGCTGTGGGACAGACGTGCTTGCTAAGGGATCTTCGCGCCTCTCCTGGCAAAACACTGATTACCAAGGCTGCCTCCCAAAGCGGCCTCATGGGCCTCGTTGGCGAGGATGGCAGCGCGGGTATCTACAACCCGATAACTGGCACAGTCACGAAGACCAAGGGGCCAGACCCCGTTGCCACCCCCGACGACATCGAGGAGACGGCGGAACTCGTCATCGGTTGGCGGACGTACACCGTGAAGGACTACAAGCTGCGTGGTTCGTGGAACACATGGGAATCGCGGGTGTATCACGGCTCCTGCAACTGCGAGGAGTTCGATAGTCCGTACAGGATGGAACTTCCGCTTCATGAGGAGCGCCGCGACCTGATGCGCCAGCACCTCGCCGCTGGAACAGGGACGTGCGGCGTCTATTCGCGCAAGAGCCTCAACCTCGGCAAGGACTACCACCATGGAGTAGCATTCGCTGCTGACCAACTCAGGGTGGCGGCGAAGTGCGTGAACTACGGCCTCGGCTACGAGTACGACGGCGGGTATCGCTCCGAGTTCTGTCGCATCGAGCACCTGTTCGTCCTGACGAAGGGCGATAGCGTCTACGAACTTTCCGACGGTGGCGTACTGGTTCCGGGGAGCGAGTTGCGACCCTACGCTGTTGGGACGGTCGCTCCCGCCACACTGGCGCAGATCCTTTCCACCACGTACGGCGTGCCCTGCGACGTGATGTCGCCGCTGGAGTTCGCCTACAAGCACGACGAGGGGATGCTGTGAACGAGGCGCAATTGGTGGCCCTGGCGGTTCTCTTCTCCGTCGTATACCTGATATTCGCCCTGGTTCCGTTCACCGCTGAAAAAGCATGGCGTCCGTTCCCTGAATCACGCTGGTCGTGCTTCGGGCCAACATGGTGGTACTTCATTACCCCGTGGCGAGTGTGGGCCTTCGACAAAGACCACTGCTGGCATCGCCCGGACACCGCGAAACCACCCGCCTGCTGCCACTGCGGCAAGTACCACCCGGACTTCAAGGAGAAGAAAGATGGACCTCGGAAAGAAAGTACGTCCGTTCAAGGTGACTGAGCCAATCCCGGCTCCTGACTACACGCCGGTTCCGATGCCCGAGCGCGAGACAGTGCCAGCATGACGCTCAGGGAACTCCTGTGGGCCTGCGCCGCGCTTGCGTGGGCGGTCTACACCATCGCGAGCATCGCAGGTGGGCAACCGCTGCCCCAGGTGTTCTCGATCCTCGCGGGCTTCGCAGCATCAATCCTCTGTCTCGATAGGATGCTGGACTAAGCCGCAGTAGCCTGCCCGAGGGCGACCAGTTCGCGGTGCTTCTTGCAGGTGCCCGACTGGTCCGCCCTCCGACCGCAGCGAATGTGGTTGCCAGCAATCATCACGCCAGCGCAGAGCTTGACTTCCAGCGGGGCTTTCTCAGACGGGGCATCACGCTCCGCTACCCACAGGGCCACGAGCCTCTCGACACAGGGAAGACATTTCATCCAGGGTGCTGGGACTTCCTCCCACTGGCATTCGGGGCAAGTGTGCATACCGCAAGTTTAGTCTGCATGGAGCAATTGCGCTAGATGAAAGTTCTTGTTGCGTGTGAGTTCTCAGGTACGGTCCGAGATGCGTTCATTCGCCGGGGGCACGATGCAATGTCGTGCGACCTCCTGCCGACAGAATCTCCGGGACCACATTACCAGGGAGATGTTTACGACATCCTCGAAGATGGTTGGGATCTTATGGTCGCCCACCCGCCGTGTACCTATCTTGCGTCATCCGGCCTCCATTGGAACAAGCGAATACCGGGCCGAGAACAACTGACCCACGAAGCGATGCTGTTTGTGTTCAACCTCATGGGAGAAGGCTTTGTCAGCCACCAGATCCCGAAAATCGCACTAGAGAACCCAATCGGACGCATCTCCAGCGCCTATCGGAAGCCAGATCAGATCATCCAGCCGTGGATGTTTGGGCACCCCGAGAGCAAGGCCACTTGCCTCTGGCTGAAAGGCTTGCCCGCCTTGGAGCCGACCAATGTTCTCTCGCTCCCCGAAAGTGGTAGATGGGCAAACCAAACCCCTTCAGGGCAGAACAAACTTGGCCCGAGTGCTGATCGCTGGAAGCTCCGTAGTGTCACGTATGCCGGTATCGCAGAAGCGATGGCGGACCAGTGGGGTTCAATTCCAGTCTGAGTCATCTCGGTGAGTTAGACTGGACTCATGCCCAAGTTCGATGTGATTGATGCGAAGGATGCGCCGCTCCTGCCGGGGATGACGCTCAAGCAGATGGCGGACGGCACCTACCGGGTGTTCATGCCAGGAGAGCCGGAAGTCAGGGGGTGGGGCGCTGGCCGCTAAAACCCCTCTTCGGCCCGAGGAGTATGACGACATCGAGGTGCAGGAGTTCCCAACACTCCTCCCTCGTCAGAACGAAGCGTATGGCAAACTCCTCCAGGCGAAACCGGGAAGCTACACGATCCTCGGGTACGGCGGCGGCATGGGCGGGGGAAAGTCGATTTACCTCGCCACCATCGCTGTCCAGTTCGCACTCTCATATCCCGGCACTCGCATTCTCATGGCCCGAGACGAACTGTCTGCCCTCAAGGACAGCACGATGCGGGACTTCTTCTCGTTCCTCCCGCAGCAGTTCATCCTGAAGTACAACCAGTCGGAGAACTGGGTCCGCATCAGGCGCGACACCTGGCCCGAAGGGGTCTTCTCGACCGTCCTTTTCCGTGGCATCCACGATTACCAGCAGAAGGGTTCGGAAGCCTACCAGATCATCCTGATTGATGAGGCTAGCGAGGTTTCTGCGGAAGCGGCACGTTACCTGCTCTCTCGTCTCCGCTGGAAACTCCCCAAGACCGTACAGCGCGTCCTCGCGACTCAGTGCCGCCATGTCGCTGCTGGGCAGAATGGCCTCTGGTTCCCCTGCGGGCGCAAGGTTCTCGACGGCGAATGCCCTGAGCACGGCTCTGGTTGGGTATCATCGGATGTCCCGTACTTCTTCGTGGCGACCTCGAACCCGTGGCCGGGATGGTTTACCGACTGGTTTCATAAGAAGGAGTTAGATGTCGTCCTGGAGTCCCTCGGGAACATCGAGGGCATCTCGGTCCATTTCGTCCAGAGCCTCATGCGGGACAACGTTCACCTGCCCTCGAACTACGAGGCGCTTAACACGATGGGCTTCACGCCAGAGGAGCGCCGCCGCTTCGTTGATGGCGAGTTCGGGGTATTCAGTGGTCTCATCTACGAAGCCTTCGACAAGCGCACGCACGCATGGTATGGGCCAATCCCCGCCTACAAGCGCGTCCTCGGCGGACTGGACTTCGGGCAGGAATCCTCAACGGCCCACTACACCGCAGGCGTGATTGTCCTTCTTACCGAGAACAACCGCCTCATCCTCGTAGACGAGTTCAAGGAGCGCGGGCCTCGCGTCTACGAGCGCCAGGGCGAGTGGATGATTGCGATGGAGCAGAAATGGGGAGCGCCGATCAAGAAGAGAATCGAGTGGCGCGGCGACCGCAGCCAAGCTCTCGGCATCGCCTCGATGCGGAAGAATGGTTTTGTGATTTCGCTCTCGAAGGGTGGGCGCGACTCGGTGGATGCCGGGATCAAGAACTTCGCCGTCTTCCTGAACAAACGCCCTGACGGCTATCCGGGGTTCTTCTACCTCCCTGACGGGCACGAGATGGGCCGTTGCCCAGAGTTCGAGAGGGAGATCAAGGAGTACGTCCGCGACCCCGTGACCCGCGCCGTCGTGGAGATTAACGACGACATCCTCGACAGCCTCAGATATACCGTAGAAGGTATATCCGGTATTACCGGCGACCCCAACAAACTCTTCCGCAACGCCGTCCCGGCTATGGTGTGATTCCATTCCAAGTGGTATCCTCGCGTTAGACTGAACGGGCAGGCACGCCAATGGCACTGGAAGTAATCGAGATGGAGTCGGGTTACTGGAACGTCTACTACTCCATCAACCCCGACGAGCCTTGCTGCTGTACGGAGGGGTCCAGGGAGAAGTACACAGGCGGCTGCGGCGAGATTGTGTTCTATTTCACGACAATGGATGGGGCGCACAGGTTTGCGAAGGCACTTCGCGACCCAGAAATGTACAGGCTGGCTGTCGCCCACATGAACTCAGTCCAATACGAGCCAAGGTGGGTCAAGGAGTGCGGATGCCACGAGGGCGCAGATAACCTTTGGTATTCCGTGTGCAAGGTTGGTCGCTTGCAGGACAGCATTCACGATGCCGAATGGGGCGTCACGATAAACTAGCGAGGTGGATGAACTCTCCCGGTGCCAGTATTGCGGGACCCGCTATCACTGGCAGAAGTCAACCTCTTGGTCGCTCAGGATGACGTTCTGCTCTCAAGAACACGAGCGCCAATTCAACGGATTCGCCATCGAGGACATTTTCGCCCTCGAACGATTCCCTCACAGTTTCCAGATCGAAGAACTGGTAGGAAGGTTGGGTAGATGACGTGTACGAAGAAGAACTGCCAGTGTTCCAACGCATCCATCGCCGCCGCGATGAGCGTTCCGGTGGCGGAAAATTCGGCTGCAACAAACGCGGATTCCGCAGTTACCGTGAAGCCAAGAACCTCCTCCGACGAGGATGGGCAGACACGATGGGGCGAGTAGCGCCCTACCATTGCGCCGACTGCAAGCACTGGCACCTGGGCAATCCCACGAATTTCAAGCGAATCGCGTAGTTTACACTTTAGGGAGTGGATAACTCCTTCGATAACTCCGCGCTCCCCGCGCCGTCAACGCTCAGGGCCATGCTGGCGCACCAGATGGACATCTATGACCGGCGCGACAGGCTCATCGCCAAGTTCCGGCAGGCGCTAGACGGGAAGAACCCGATCAAAGCGCCCCGCTCGATGACCTACAGGGTAACGACGTGGCACACCCGCCGCCTCAACGCCATCCTCAACGAGAAGACTTCGCGCTACCGGCCCACCCCGGAGATCAAGGTGATCCCGGTAGGTCGCGAGGGGAAGGTCTCGAAGCCGGTCCGCAACAAGGCGGAGCGCCTGGAGAAGGCCGTTAACGGCCTCTACTACCAGTTGGAGCGGCAGGGTTCCGATAGCGTCTGGCAGAACATCGTCTGGGATCTCCATGTAGCGGATGCGGCCTGCGAGAAGTGGCTGCGCTCCCCGGCGACGTGGTGGCCGAAACTTGTGCCCTACCACGATGAAGACGAAGACCCGGAGGAAGTCCCCGCCCGCGACGTGCTCGAACGTGTGCATGGCGCGAACTACGAGAAGGAACGCGAGAAGTACAAGCAGGAGCGCGGCCTCTGTATCACCCGCATGTGGGTGCCCATCGAACGGTACTACCCGGTCTTCTCGAATGGGCGGCATACCGAGGGCTTTGAACTGCGGACGGACTCCCTCCGCTCCCTGATGAACAACCCGCTGTTCGATACCTCCATCCTCAAGACGTTCGGCAAGGGCGGGAATGACGGCGGACTCGGGCAGGAAGTCGTCATCATGGAATACTCCAACGACACCTACCACGCCTACTACGCCCTCGGCCCCTCCAACAACTCGCGCCAGTCGTGGCCGACGATTACCTCCAGCCGCTCCCTCTCGATGGGTGAGCCGCTCCTGCTCCACAAGTACAAGCACGGCCTGGGACGCCCGGTCTACAACTACATCCCCGGTCGCGGCGGTGGTTGGGTCTCGGGGGATTCCCGCCAGGAAGGCGTGATGGAAGCCCTCCTCGACCTGAACCAGCAGGCCGACGAACTCAAGTCCCAGTTGGCGACGTATATCAGGAACGTTATGTGGCCGACTCGCGCCGCCTACTACGACCGCGAGGCCCGTGGCGCGGATGACGCTCCCCCGGCTCCTCCGAAGATTGAGGAAGGCGGCATCATCTCGATGTTCGTCGGGGAGAAGATTGAGAACCTGACGGCGAACATCCCCGACTTCCGCCTGGCCGAGACGGTCTACAGCCAGGTTGAGTCGAGCATGAACGCCCTCGCCGGAAGCCCCGTCCTCTATGGCGAGCGCCAACCCGGCGTGAACACCGGCTACCACCAGCAGATCCAGCAGAACCAGGCGAAGCACCTCGATAGCCAGATTGAGAACGCGCTCTCGCGCGGCGCGATCCAGGGCATCGAACTCGCCCTCCTCCACATCAAGGCGATGGATGAGAAGGTCTACCCGTTTACCCCGGAGAAAGGTCCGGGCGGGAAGATGGGTGGCGAGTACATCTGCATCGACCCGAAAGACCTCGATCCGCTGCCCCAGCTTGCCGCGAAGGTGATTGACCCGCAACCGCAAGACCTGATGGTTGCCGCCCAGACGGCGCTCCAACTGACCCAGATCCGCCCCGGCCACAACACGCCGCTGTTGGACGATGGCCGCGCTATCCAGGACATCCTCGGGTTCCAGGACCCGGAGGACATCATCCGCAGCGTCACCGAGCAGTCGTTCCGGGAGCGGCTAGCCTCGAACGAAGTCATCATCATGGACATGTCCCAGCGCCTCGGCCTCGAACTGGCAAAACGCCAAAGTGCCACATTGTCACCAGAGGAAGTGGCCGGTGCCAGCGGCGCATTCCAGCAGGCCGCAGCCGAGATGAACCAGTCTGGCGAGGCCGCTGCCAACGGCGGTGTCGCACCCGCGAACCTCGGAGCGCAAATCGATGGACGGCGGATGGCCGAGAACCGCACCCGAGACGGCGCGGGCGCAGGCGGAGCACTCCGTGGCGTAGGCGGCGGGCTTCCCACGGGAGCGCCCCAGCCGATGCAGGTAGCGGGCCGAACGAACCAACTTATGCAAGGAAGCCAACTTGGCTAAATACCAGAAGAAGAACGTCTCTTGGCCCGAGGAGACCGAGGAGATCATCGATTCCGTCGTCAGGTCGATGGCCGACGACGTGGAGTTCATCATCGACTCCTTCATGCCGGATGGGCGGCGATTCCGTGAGCGGGCTGTCAGCGAGGAGGAGCAACTCCAGATGTACCTGGCGGAGGGATTGCACGATAACCCCGCCGCCGCAGCCAACTGGATTCGCACCCGTGTCGTACAATTGACTCAAGAACTTCAGAAGTATGGCGTGCCTCCAGAGATGGTGGCGCAGGTTCATCCATACGATATTGTCCAGACCGCTGCTTTCAAGTTCTCCGCGAAGATGGAGAAACTCCTGAGAGAGCGCGATGAAGGAACAGGCGCAGCAGAAGCACCGCCAATCCCAATGAACCCTAATGGTGAAGGGATTTGGCAGACCCCGGCGACGGTTCCAGTAGCAACCCCCGCACTCTAAAGGCTTCGGAGGACGGCGTTTATTCGCCCGAACCCGCGCGTCCCTACCTCGACCCACTGGCGCAGGAAAAGACCACACTGCCTCCGACGAGCAAGGATGAAGCCACCGCTGTCGCCTCTTCCGCGAAGGACAATTTCGACGCCTGGAAGGCTGCGAACCTCGGCGCAAATGTCCCGATCAAAATCAGCGATGGGGAGATTTACCGCTGGGAGGAGCCAGAACCAGCGGTACGCCCTGCCAACATCCCCGAAGAAGACTGGGCACTCTTGCAGGCGGGGCAATCAGCACCATCTGGCAAATGGGTACTCGATATCGAGGGCCAGTCGCTTTACGACTACTGGCAGAACAGCCTCTCTGACGCCAAGGAGTTCAAGGCTTCGGGCGGCGCGGCCTCTGCCTACGTGGACGCCGAGCCAAATAAGACGAAGGAAATCACCCGCCAGTACCACGACTTCGAGGACCGCGCCTCCCTGCTCTACGACCTGATGGGCGAGGAGCAGGATTTCGCAATGGCAGCGGACGACCAGAACATCGCGAACTGGAAAGCCCAGCGCGACCTCGGCATGGCGACGAGTCCGGGCGGCTACTACACGACGCCGTACCAGAGCATGACGATGAGCGAGATTCTTCGCCCGTCGCTCCCGGATTACGTCCGCCCCGACTACCGCCTCAACGAGTCTGTCGGCCTCCCTGGCCCGCAGGGTTTTGACGATCCCGATTACTCCCCCTATGGCCTGCCGATGTTTGCGGACGGTACTGCACCGCTCCCGCCGAACTTCTGGCCGTGGCCCCCGAGGCGATAGATGCCACTCCCCGGACAGGTCGCAGCCAACTCAACTATCCCCTTCGGAGGCCGCACGCTCGACCAGGCGACGTGGGTTACGGGCGCTGCCCAGAAACTCCTGAACGGCATCGTCAATCAGGCGCTCACGCTTGGCGATGCCTCCCGCGTCGGGATGCCCGCCTCGTGGCCCTATGGCCCCATCCAGAACGAGGACATCCTCGCCGGTGGGAAGGCTTCCCCGATCCTCGAAGCGAAAGTCCAGAACTTCGTCAACTCGCAGGGGGCACAGGCCGACCCCGACTTCAACTCGTGGGTGGGTGTGGACTTCTCCACTGCTGCTCCGGGCGGATGGATGGACGAACCGCTCACCCCCGCCGAGAAACTGGCCCGCGAGCAGTTCGAGTACACGAAGCAGCAGAACGCCCTGAAGATGGCTATGGGCGGTGGAAGTGGCGGCTCCAGCAGCAGCCGTGTTTCCTCGTCTTCGACGCGCTCGTATTCGGGTGGCGGTGGCGGTGGTTCCTCCACAGCCGACGATCTCGCCTACCTCCAGGCGAAGACGGACGCCGCCTCGTCCCTCGCCCAGCAGGAGTTCGATCTCAAGAAGCAACTCATGCTGCTCCAGTTCGAGTTGGATAATGACCCGAACAACCCGAAACTCCTCCTCCAGCAGCAGCAACTCGCAGAAGAGAAGCGCCAGTTCGACGCCACTCTCGCCCGCATGAACAAGGCGGATCAGGATGCCGTCCAACTCCAGCGGGCCAAACTGATTTCCGACTACTCGGCCAACCCTGGCGATGCCGTAGCCCGCGAGTATTTCCTGCGGATAGGTGCGAACCCGGTTGGTAACGCCGTCAACATCTTCACCGGCCAACCGACCGGGCAGCAGATGACGCTCTCCGAAGTGATGCAGGCGAACGCGCCGGTCACCGGGGCTGCACTGGGCGGCACGATGACGGGCACCCCGCCCCCGACGACCACGGCGGAACCGACGACTCCTCCGCCGCCACCCCCGGCAGAGACTGCACCGCCCCCTGAAGAGACGCCGCAGTATGCGCGAGGCACGCGCCGTGGCGACCCCCAGATTACGAGGGACGGCTGGACGCGGGCACCGGAGTTCATTTCCGGTGACCCCCAGATGATGGGCGAACCGAACCCGGAGCACATCAAACTGCGTGTCCGCAATGGCGAAGCGGAGGCGAAGATCACGCCGCTCTCTCAGATGCTTGGTCGCAGGAATCGCCGGATGCCGATGTTCGCGGACGGCACTGACCCGTGGGCATGGCAGGGAATCAACTGGGACCAGTCGGGGAGCGACTCCTCGATGGAACCCGTCTCCTACGACTTCAACCCGGACAACCTCGCCCAGCCGCAGGCGGCTTCCTATCAGGCTTCGACGGCTCCCGCGACGACCTTTGACCCGACCCAGCCGTACGTCTTGCAGGGAAACTCGGGCAACCCGGTGAACGCCACGACGGTCACTAACGACCCGTACTTCGGTACGGCGTATCAGGGTATGGCCTCCGATCAGGTGGTGACGAACGCCAACAGCCAGTATTACGGCATGACGGCTGCGGACGCCTTCCTGGCGGACCAGCGGCATGCGGAAATCATGAACTCCTACGACCCGCGAGCACTGGATGATCTCGGGCAGGTTACCAAGTACGCCCCACTCATTGGCGTTGGACCGACCACGGGCTACTCCTCGGACGGCTTCCTTGGGGACAAGACGGGCGACCTGACCCACCTCGACCCGATATACTACTCGTGGTCGGGTACGGAGAACCCGTCTTCGGGCGTGCTCCGTGGCTCCACAGGCTACGAGCGTCCCATCATCAACGTGAACACGCAGGCGGACGCAGGCATCCTGACGGGCGCACAGACAACCGCTGGCGTCACGCAGTCAGCCAACCCCGGCGCTCCCGGCTACGTCTCCCCACTGGCCCCGCCTCCGGGCAACCTCGAAAACGACGACATCCAGCGGCCCGCACCCGAAGAGACAGCGGCCCCCGCAGTGGGCGCGGCCCCCGGCGAGACTGCCGACCTGACGGACGGCAAGTCGTACACGCTTGGCCCGGACGGCCAGTGGTATCCGCAGGATCAGGTGCCCCTCCCGCAGGGCGCGGCTACCGGCTCCCCGACGAAGACGACCAGCCCGATTACCGCCCCCACGACGCAGACGCAGGACGGGGCGACGTGGCAACTCCAGCCAGGGGACATCCCGAATCCGTACGGCCCCGGCTACCTCCGCTACGACCCGGCCATCAAGGACTACCGCCCGGTCGAGCCGAAACTCACGGTCATCGAATCGGAGGAGCAGTTCTGGAGCCTGCCGCCCGATGTGCAGCAGAAGATCCTGACCGGCCAGCCGACCGGCTACGCCCTCGCCCAGCAGCCGAACAGCCAGTGGCGCGACGGCTTGCTTGCGGGTCTCGGCCAGCCCGGTATGACGGGTGGACCACTTCGCCCGGACGCCTTCATGGCGCTCTCGGATGCCGAGAAGCGCGACCTTCTCACCAACATGCCGTGGCAGATGGGTTCGAGCCTTCCCGGCCAGCAGGGCTACGTGCCGAATACTGGCCCTCTCGCCGGGAGTTGGGATGGCCTGCTTCGCCTCAACAACCCGCAGGGCGCACTGTCGGCTGGGCAGATTGACTACGGCCCGCTCCTCATCGGCCCGAACGAGTCGGCAGATGGCTTCGGCTATGGTCCGAACGCCCCGACCGAATACAACCGGATCATGTACCCGGAGCAGCAGGTACAGCCCCCGAACCCCAGCAGCGGCAACGCCGTAGCTCCTGAGACACCTCCCCCTCCTGCCACGGGGACGGATACCCCAGCCGGTGGCGGGACTACTCCCCCGCCTCCCCCCGCCACCGGCACGGGGACACCGCCTCCACCAGCAACGGGCGAAGGCGCAGGTGGAGCAGCGGGCGGCGGTACTACCCCTCCTCCCACGAACGGGCAGGACGCGCTCGTGCAGGCGCTCGCCCAACTCCTCGGTATCTCGTACGGGAACCAGACGTACCAGGATCTCCCCGCCCTCCAGTACGCCCTCGGGAACCTCTCGGGTGGCGAGTACGACACCATCTCGAACTCCCCCATCGAAGTGCCCGGACTCGGCCTCAGCCTCCCCGGTGCGAACTCGATGATGAACTACGAGATGCTCCAGAAGCTCATCCAGAACGGGAGTTTCGACCTCCTCAACAGCCTCTACACGGCTGGCAACGTCCCGCTCAGCCTCATCCTCGCGATGTCCAAGGCCCGTGCCCCACTGGGCAGTGCCTATGACAGCGGCCTGATTGAGACCACCTAGGGAGGCTTAATTGGCTTGGGTAGACTTTGCGGCAGACTACAAGTCCACGGCAGCGCCTCCGCCGCCTGAACCAGACCCGTTTGCCAATTACGTTGAGCCAGCAGGGAACCTCACGCCGCAGAATTACGCGGCGTGGAACACCCCCGCGCCCGTAGCCCAGCCTGCGGCCGCGCCCGTTAGCCAGAACAAGTGGAACGAGGAGTACCAGGCGTGGGAGGACCAGAGCGGCAACCTCTGGGATTCCACCAGCGGCCTCTGGTACTCCATCAATGACCCCAGCAACCCGCTCGTCTACCGCCCGGAAGTGGGCTGGCAGAACATCCCCGAGTATAACGACTACAACACCGAACTCAACTCGATTGAGGCATACAAGGCCAACCCCATTGAATCGACGCCCTCGTGGTTCACACCGCAGCCGCTAGGCAGGCAGATTTCTGCTGGCGAGTGGTACAACGTCGATTCCGCCATGAGCGCCCCGAACAACCCTCCTCGGGCAGCGTTCGTGAACTACGACCTTGCCACCTCGAAGAACGTCCCGTTTCCCCTGGACGAAGCGGCATACCAGCGTGATTTGCAGGGCGAACCGATTGACCGCACCGCCCTCCGCCAGACAGACCCCGCCCTTCCCGGCTATGGCGCGGACTCGCTCTCGAAGATCCTGAAGCCCGACACACAGATGTTCGGGGCCGGGTTCGACCGGAACGTGATGGGGCCGCTGGCCGACAAGGCGGGCGATGCCTACAACTGGTACACCCGGAACATCCAGAACCCCGTGGCAGAAACCGGGGCGCAACTGACCCCGGCCTTCCTCTCTGCCGCAAAACTGGCTCCCCCTATCGGTGGCCTCGTCTCGGCAGGGGCGGCGCTCACGGGGTATGACACCGAAGGGAACGCCCTGCGCGGGATCAAGGATCTCGGTTCCGCCATCAGCGAACCCGGCTCGTTTGTCGAGACGCAGAACCAGAACCTCGCGGAACGCCCCGCATGGCAGCAGATGGCCGCAACCTCCGTGTACGATCCGCTCAACCTCGTCGGCGCGGGCCTCGGCACGAAGGCGCTCGGCTCTGGCGCACTCGAAGGCGGAGGGCTTCTCTCGACCATCCTCCGGGGCGGGGCGAAACTCGACAAGGGAATCGACGCGGCCCAGACAGCAGTGTTCTCGACCGCACTCAAGCCCCTTGGCGCGGCGCTCAAACCTGTCGGTCGAACCCTCGCCTCGGAAGCCGGTTCTCTCCCGGCATCGCTCGCCGCCAGGGGCGCACTCACGACCGGCTTCGGCGCGTTCGGCTACGCCACCGCCGACGACGACGCCAGCCTCCGTGAACACTGGGGCCGTGCCATTGCATTCGGCGCTATCCCGGCTGTCGGACCGGAAGCGACCGACCTTGCCGCTCGTCTCTACGGGAAGATGCCAGACGTTCCGATTCCCTTCTCTGGCGGCAGGTCGCTTGGTCTCGCAAGCCACGGCATCGGGCGGAACTCAGTGCTCGAAGATGCCCTTCAGGCCGAGGTTCTCCGCGACGCTGGGGTAACGCCGCCCATCCACCTCCCTGAGTTCAAGGAGCCAGCCAAACTCCCTCTTCGCACAAGGATCAGCAACGCGACGTGGGCACTGGTTGGCAAGAACAACGCAAGCCTCCGAGCGAACATCGACAACCCGCAAGTGCTCTACCCGATGATGGCCTTCGAGGAAGCGAATAGTCGCATTCCGCTCGTGGCCGACGACATGGTGAAGACCGCAGGCGACGACTATGTTCGCATGGTTGAAATTGACAAGGACGGCTACCAGCTTGGGGCGAACGGGCAGCGAATGCCCGCCCTCGACCGAAACGGCCATGTCCGTACCATCCTCGATCCGAACTCTGGGCAGGTTGTGCCCGTCTTCGCTGGCCCCCGCGACGTGGCCTACCACGTCAACTGGTATGAGACGAACGGGTACATCACGCCCGAAGTCGCCGGGGCAATCCGCAAACTTGCAAGTATCACCGATGAGATTGCGCCCTCGCTCAAGGCGTTCAAGATCATGCCGGAAGCCGAGGCAAACGTGGGCGCAGATGGCGTCTACATCTCGCGCGGACAGATCAGGCAGGAGAAAGTTCCGCGCTTCCGCCGCGAGCCTACTTCCAGCCGCATCCCCGGTTCCGACAAAGCGCAGGACTGGATGACGGAAGGCGAGTCGCTCCTTGCTGGGAATCGCTACGACCACCCGGTTGAGGCGATGCGGAAGTATGCCAAAGACCAACTCGACAAGATCAATAAGGCGAACCTCTCGACCAACCTCTCCTACGTGAAGGTCGAGTCGGCCCTCTCCGAGCAAGACCTGACACTGGGCGATCTCCAGATTGACCGTGAGGCGCAGGGGCAACTCGACCAGACCATCAAGGACATCAAGGCCGCGAAGAAGGAAATCAAGAAACTCACCCTGCGGAAGGCTCGCGTAGACCGCGATGCCCGCCTTGCCAACCGCTGGGTCACGGTCAATGAGCGCCGTATCCAGAGCCTCCTCAACACCGCTGCCGACCAGAGCCTCCAGTCCGCCGCCCGCCGCACGGCAGCGCAGGACGCGCTCACCCTATCGCGGCAGGCATACGACGACGCCGAGAGTGCCGCACGAGAGTACCTCGATGCCACGGCGAAATTCGCTGGCAAAAACTCGCAGGCGCGTAGCGCCCTTGCCGAGACCCTCGACACCGCCAGGAAGACCGCCAGAGAAGTTGAGGGCGTGCTCAAGAGCGAAGTGGAAGCGGAAGTCCTCGACAACCTCCATTACGTGGCCGATACGTTTGCCCACGCCGATGCCATCCGCAAGGCAGTCGCCGCAGACATCGACCGCCTCTCCAACAAACTTGCCGCTCTCCCCTTGGCGGAGCGCGAGCGCGTGGAACACGCCACCAAGTTCTTCCTGGACAAGGCGAAGACTCAGTTTGGTGACAGCCTCTCGGAACTCCGCAAGCAGAAGAACGCAGCCATCGCTGCCGCGAAGCGCGAGACTGCTGCCACAGAGAACATCCGCTCCCGTATTACGCAGGGGAAGGTGGATGAACTCGAAGGGCTTGTTGAGCGCCGCGTCCGCGAACTCAAGGGCACACTCACGTACTCGAAGGATCTTCAGGAACGCCTGGACGAACTTGAAGCCAAGCTGCTCCCGCTCAAGGACCACCGACGCGAACTGAAGGACATCATCAAGCGGTCGGAAGTCTTCCGACGCGAACTGAAGGAATCCGGCATCGCTACCGGGACGTTCGACACGAGTGTCGTCGGTAACAACTGGACGGGTGTGCCTGTCCCGAACGAGATTGCCAACGCCGTTAACAAGTACAAGGTGACGCCGGGGCCGCAGCGCAAAGTTCCTGCGATGCTCATGAGCATCTACGACGGGGTGAATGACCTCTTCCGTTTCATGGGGGCAACCGCCGACGTTTCCCGGACGGCCATCCAGGGCTTGCTGGGTATCGGAGAGAATCCAGACATCACCCGGAAGGGTCTCGTCGCGGGCGTGAAGACCCTCGCCGACCCTGAGTACGAATGGACCTACCTCAAGAATCTCGAAGCCGCTGCGACGAAGGAGGGGCTTCCATCGGTGGCGCAGGCCGTGGGCCGAGGCAAACTCGAAATCGCTCACAACGAGTATCTCTTCCGGGGCACCACCGACGAGAACTCTCTCCTGGCGAATCTCGCCAAGAAGAAGCCGCTGTCGTGGTTTGAGACCATGTTCTCGACCCCCGGCAACATCGAGCGCCTCGAACGATTCTACGATTACATGCGGGCAGCGAAACTGTCCGGTCAGGACGTGAACGATCTTCGCGTTATCCGCGATGCCGCCAGTGCGGCCAACATGGTGACCGGACGTTCCTCGCACGGTGTCCTCGCCCCGGTCATCGGGGAGCGCGGCAGTTCCCGCGTCCTCTTCGCGGGACGCTTCGTCCAGTCCCAACTGGAGACTGTCTTCAATGCCATGTTCGTCGGCGGTCTCGAAGGCGACGTGGCTCGCCGCTCGCTCCTCCGCCTCGCCCTCGGCGGTACTGCACTCACGTACATGATCAACGAAGCTGCTGGCGAGGAGACGGACTGGCGACCCATCGTGGACGGCATCCCGAACCCGAACTTCGCCCGCATTCGCGTGGCGGGGCACGATGTCTCCCTCTTTGGCCCGTGGGATTCGCTCGTCAAGGGACTTATCGCGACCTACCAGGGAGATCCTGGCTCGTTCCTCCGCAGCAAGATGGCTCCCGCCACTGGCATTGCCTACGACCTTTCGGCAGGGAAATGGAAGACTCCGCTGGGCGACAAGGTTGGCTTCAACATGGAGACCGCCGACCAGTACATGCCTGCCCCGTTCGGCCTCTCAGATACAATCAGGCAGGGGTTCAAGACCGACTGGCGCGACCCCACTGCGATTGGTGAACTCGCCGCAGGTGCGGTGCTCAATGCTGGCGGTCTCAAGAACTCCCCACTTTCCCCCCGCGAACGGTACAACCGTGAACTCACCGGAGCGTATCCCGACTGGGAACCGAAGGACGCGGATGGGAAGCCGCTCAATTACATCCAGCCAGAAGATCCGTTGGACGACCCGCTGTTCCTGCGGGAGTACGCGGCGTCTCACCCGAAGTCCGTCCCTGGCCCAGCCTCCGCCCTCGGCAAGGAACTAGAGGAAGTCAAGACCCGCTGGCAGGACGCGCTCAAGAAGAATGTCGAGACGTTCGCAAACGATGGGCGCACGCTTGGTGAGTGGAAGGCTGTCCGCCACGACCTGAAACTCCAGCAGCGCACTGCCCTTGAGCCGATTCTCGAAAAGATGAAGCAGTCGTTCGGGGACAAGGAGCCGGAACCCGGAACTCCCGCCGCTTGGCTTGACTCGTACATGGAGACGTTCAACAACTCAATGGTCGATGAGGTTCTCAACTACAACCTTCTCGACAAGTACCAGGCGGAATGGCTGAAGGCGAACGGCCCCGAGGCACAGGACTACATCGACCAGCTCTTCCTCGCAGGGGCGAACTCTGCTCCCGAGCGTGAGTACCTCACCGCGATGCAGCAACTCAATGAGGACGGCTACTTCGACGGGAAACTCCCGCGTTACATCGGGATGATCTCGGACCTTTCGGACGAGGAAATCACGAAGGCCCGCGCCCTCGTTTCAGGCTACGAAGAGAAGCACCCGGAATTGCAGGGGCAGGATTTCCGCACGAAGGCGTATGTCGTGCTCAAGCCACTCGGGTTCGACATTCAGCAGATCATTGATGTCTCGAACTCTGGCAAAGATGCCTACACGAGTTACGAGTTCAAGATTTACAAACTCAAGAACCCCGCTCTCATCGAGTGGTTGGATGACGGGAACTACTACTCGACACTCAAGGCCGTCAGTAGTCGCTAGTTCGTCAGCCACGCTCCGAGGACAAACAGGCCATAGGGAATGGCGTACATGGCAATGTACGCGACCCAGCCGAACCACCACTTCTCAGTCATGCGTACACCCTACCACCCATGTCAAGTGCCAATGCAGTCTAAATGGCGTGTTACACTTATCCTTAATCGAGGAACAGGTTTCCTCGCAAGGAGGCAGAACTTTTGGCGGTAACCCTTCACCCGTCCCTGAGCCGGAAGGCCGAGGAGACGGTGCAAGAGGAACAGGAGATTGCCCCGGTAGCAGAAGCACCCGAGGCACCTGTCGAACTTGCCCCTGAACCAACGTCCGAAATCTCGGCAGTCGAGGAGAGCAACACCCCAGAAGCCCTGGAGGCAAGCCCGGAACCGGCATCAGATCCGCGCAAGTGGATAGACCCGACCCGGTACTACCAGGAGCTTATGCGCCTTGAGCGCGAAGACCTTGAGTTCAAAAACGCGCTTCGTACTCGCGCTGGCCGAATGGCCGCAACCGAGTGGAAGCCGAAGGTCGCCAACCTCGAAGCGGAACTGGCGGAGACGCGAAAGCAACTCCAGCAGGAACGCATGAAGTCGTTGGAGCCAGAGGAAATCAAGGAACGGCTCTACCAGGACCCTGAGTTTCGCAAGCAGTACGAGGCCAATAGCGGCCCCGACGCCGCCCTTATCCGTCAGCGTGCAGCCTACGAGGCTCGCGTCACGTCGGCGGTGGACTTCGCGGAACAGCACCTCCCACCGGAAGAAATCACCAAGCGCGTCAATGCCCTCTCGCGGGGCATCTACGATGCGGTCCGCGATCAAAGCGGGAACATCGTTCGGACGCTCACCCCGGAGGAATCCCTCTCGTGGTTCGAGCGCGACCTGAACGCCGCCGCGATCAATTACGTCCAGCAGGCAAACCGCGCCCCGGCCCCAGCGCCCGCGCCAGCAGCCGCGCCCCAGCCGCAGGCGGCAGTTCCGCCCCCGGCTCCACAGGCTCCTGCTCCTGTCAAATCGAACCCGGCACTCGCCCAGGCATCCCCAGACCTTTCACAGCCCAAGTCACCCCGAGGCGGTACGTCCATGCTGTACTCCGAGTACAGGAAGCTCAATCCCGCCCAGCGGATGGCGCTCTATAAATCCAGAGAGGATGTAGAGCGGGCCTTCGCAACCGGGGATCTCATCAAGGACGAGTAGTCATTTCCTCCGTCCGTAGGGATTAACGGACAGGCTTCCACCTAGTGGCTACCGGCAACATCACCCTTACCACTGCCGACAAGCACATTGACGATGTGTGGGTTGAAGGCACTATTCGTGCTCTCGAATTCGCCCTCGTCATTGCTCCTTCGGTAGACCGTTCGTGGGACTTCGTTGGACACGGTGACACGTACCGCAAGGCGCGCGTCCCGAACATCGAATCCCAGACCAAGTCCGCTTCCGTTGCGCTCGATGCGCACGTGTACACGGACACCGAGCAGACCATTACGGTCACCACGCACGATGCCTGCGCCATCAAGTCGGAGCGCATCACGCAGGTCCTCGCTCGCAACGACCTCAAGGCCATCATGCAGTCGAAGATGGGCTACTCCCTCGGGCGTGCCATCGACGTTCGCATCGGCGCTCTCTTCGCCTCGCTTTCGCAGACGGTTGGCACCCTCGGTGTCGAACTCACCTATGACAACCTGCTTCGCGCCGTCCAGTATCTCGAAGATGCTGGCTACGAAATGGGCAGTGACGTGGTGTGGTTCATGAGTCCTGCTCAGAAGGCCGGGATCATGAAGATGGACACCTTCATCAATGCTTCCTACGTGGGCGAAGACGCCGCGCGTATGGCGCACGAGAAGGCGACCATCGGCACGTTCCAGGGCGCTCCGATCAAGATCAGCAACCTGCTCACCGCTCCGGCTACCGGCCAGCACGACAACGTGCTGTTCCACAAGGAAACGTTCGCTCTCATCATGGCGCAGGAACCCGAGACTGTTCTCGACACGATTGCCCTCGATGTTGCCGACGTTGTTGTGCAGCACCAGATCAGCGGTGTCGCTGAAATCGACCGTTACTCGGAAACTCCGGGCAACATCACTGCCACCGACGAAGGTGGCGTGTTCCTCAAGGGCGTCTAACCACCCGGTTAGTTCTCTCACCAAGAATGGGGAGTCGAAAGGCTCCCCATTTTCTATTTGGTACACTTGTTCTACAGGGTTGCGAGTTCTGGCAACCAGAAAGGTACTAATGGCAGAAGCACTCAGGAAGCTCTACAAGCCGAACTTCGGTTGGGTGGAGGGCGACAAAGAGTACGACATTGCAGAGGTAAGGCTCCGGTTTGAACTGGACGCCTCATACGATCCTGGTGCCGTACTGGTCGCGGTCGCTGGACAGATAGACAAGGCCATCCAGTTCCAGGAGCGGTTCAAAGATTTCCACGTCATTAGCCGTGTCCCATCCAAGCGGCGGATGAAGGGCAAGAAGCCCTGCTGCCTTCAGATGGCACAGCCTGCTGGGACAGAACTCAAACTCGTCATCCAGCCATCGGAATTCCAGGGCGACACAGACGACGCGCAGAACTTCGGAGAGATGTCCGACAAGGCGAAGCGCATCCATGTGGACGGGAAGGTGGATTGGGTGGTCATCACCCATATGTGGGTGCCCATGCACTACCGCAACATCGACCAGGAGAAGGAAGAGGCTGCGGGAAACGAGCATGGCCTCGCAACGTGGGATCAGATCCCTGCGGAATATTGGCCGCACATTCGCAAGAAACTACAGGAGAAGAACAATGAGTGAAACGGTCCGCGCAAAGGGTTCGGGCGTACTACTCGAATCCGTCTTCGGTGATGCCCGCGACACGCTCTCTGGCTCTGTAGCCCGTGAGCGCAGTGGGCGCGTCAAGTATTGGAAGCGGTTTCCAGACGGCTGGATTGCCCGTGGCCCGGACATCCGCACCGACCCGCCCAAGTGGCAGCAGTTCACGATGACGAAGAAGTGGCGGGAACTCCCCGACTCTTTCGGCATCGAAGTCCAGGGTGTGGCTGGCGGCACCATCCAGCCGAACCATCCCGCTCGCGGCGGGCAGGAACACCACTGGCTCCTGACGTTCTTCAGGAACGGTGGCCTCACCTACGTTTGCACCGAGGCTGACACCTTCGGCAAGGTTGGCGAGTACGCGATGCCAGCCGAGCAGATTGTCAGCATGGGCCTCCACCGCGACCCGGAGATCCTCAAGCTCCGTCCCGACCTTGAGGAAGCGGTAGACCTCGAATGCCCCTATGAGCCGCACCAGACGGAATCCGGCGAGCGCCGCCTCTTCTCCGCGATGACCCATGCGGACGCCCAGAAGAAGGTTGACCAGCACGTTGTCGCCGTCCACAAGGACGCCATCGCTTCCAAGGCTGTGGGTAACGCCATCGCCGCCGCGACCGCCGACAAGGGCGGGCAGTCCATCAACCCCGAACTCATCGCCCAGATTGTCGCGGCCACCGTCGCTGCCCTCAAGGGTGTGGATGCCGGTGCTGTCGCTGCCGTCGCAACCGCGAAGGAAGAGAAGCCCGCAGGGCCGCGCTACCCCGATGGTTTCCCTGCCCCCGACTGGAAGCGGCAGGAACTGATGGCATGGGCGAAGGACAACAGTTACCAGATCCCTGAGAACCGGATGCAGATGTCGCGAGACGACTGGTATGCATACGTGACCACTGGTCTCGGAGTGGGCGAGGAAGCACAGGAAGAATTTGCGATGGCTTAAACGTCGTCTTTTCTTCTGGCGTAAGCCGAAGCCACTTCCCCCGTTTGGCTATCGCACAATCGGGTACGAAGTCCCCCGCTTCTTCCACGAAGCGCATGTGTGCAGAACCTGCGGAATCCCTGGCGAAAGTGCTCGCATCTTCATTGCCGGGAAGACACACGAACAAATAGCCCGCGAACTGTACGAAGAACACGAGCTTCCGTTCCCTTAGTCGGAGAGGCCATTCCATCAGGAGTGGCCTTTTCCATGTAGTACACTTAGGGAAACACCTGGACGTTCTACGAACGTCTACCAGTGAGGTAGCCAGGAACAATGGCATTCATTCCCGACGGCACTGATTACGGACGCGGGCGCGGTGGGCTTGCTGCTCATCCGCTCGCGTTCGGCCACATCCTCGACCCGCAGACGCTCAAGCGAATGCTCTTCCCCAATGCGTGGCAGGGTAACCGTTTCGTCTTCGATGACTTCGAGGGCGACACACTTAACACCTTCCTCTGGGCAGTAGACGGAGATACTGGCACCACTTCATTCGCCATCCCCGCCGCCGGTTCTACTGTCGCCGCTTCGATCATTCGTGGCGACACGTCCACCGATGACAACGAAGGCATCGGCATCTACGGGCATGCAACGTGGAGTGGTGACAAGAACGCCGGTATGGCCGTGCGCTGGCGCTCCAGTGTCGTTGCCCTGACGTACCAGGAACTCGGGTTCACCGATCCGCTGACCGACTACACGCTCCCGGCCATCAACGACATAGACACCCCGACCATCACTAACGGCGCGGTTACGGTCGCTGTCCAGGCCCGCGATGCCTCGCAGACCCTCACCTCAATGGCGCTCATCACCGATGGTGACGGCACCTACGCCACGGCCAAGACGAACCACGGGACGTTCACCCCGTCCGTGGACAACTGGTACACGAGCATCATCCAACTCGACGGCGACACGGTACTGTCATACATCTACGACACCAATACCGCTTCTGCCCCGACGCTCGTCTCTGGTGGCTTCGTGAGCAAGGTGGCCGGTTTTGAGGGCGGCACGCTTGTCCAGCCGTGGTTCTTCTTCGGCAACAAGACCTCCAACTCGGCGGTTGTCGATCTCGACTTCATCGCCGTCTGGGCAGACCGCTAATGGCCCAGCGACACAGTATCCCGGCTAACGCAATCCTCAATCTCGTCCAGCAGGCGCAGTGCCCGGTTGATACCAGCCGGGACTACCGCGTGCTCATCAACGTCAAAGGTGGAGAAGTCCACCTCACTGCCTCGAACCAACTGGTCTCGAAAGACCCCGGCTGTGTCGAGTGCGAACGCTACGACGAACTCCTGCTGCGCCGCGCCGATGAGCGTGGTGTCAACGGGATCTAATCCATTCCGCATCAAGCATTGCACGAGGTAAAAAGCAGTGAGTGATATTCGAGTCAAAGGCTCAAACGATTGGGCCGCAGTAGCAGAGGGCACCGGGTACCAGGGTATCCGGGGTCTCCTTGACGGAACCATTGTGGAAGTCCCGTGGCAGCAGGCGCTCATTAACGCTGGCTACGGGATGCACGCCACCATCGGCGCATTCTCCACCCCGATTACGGGCGGCGGCGCTGGCACCATCATCGACCAGGACCAGCCGGAAGGCATCATCTCTGTCCCTAGTGGCTCAGCGATTATCCCCGTCCGCTTCCATGTCCAGTGCCATGTCCCCCTGCTCGCGACCGACGCCGACGAAGCCGAGATTCTCATCGCGGTTGACCGCGCTGCGGCCTGGGCCGGTGACGGCACCGTAACCACGGAGACCGTCTCCAACCTGCGGACGAGCAACCCGATTTCCTCGGTCTGCTCCGTCGCCTCGGCGGCTACCGCCAACATCACCAACCCGACCCTCGGCATCGAACTGGCTGGCGCTCGTATCACGGGTGACGTTCAGGGCACCGCCGCCACGACCATGTGGACGGGTCTGGAACTCGTTTACGAGCCGAAGTACGCCCCCGTGATTGTCGGCCCTGCCGCAGTCTACGTGTACTGGGGTGGCACCGTCGCTGTACCTGGCTTCGCCCAGCTTCAGTGGATTGAGCTTCCCAGCACGCTCGCCCCACTGTTCTCCTAATGACTGAACGACTCCCCTACCCAACAGGCGATACGACCCACGGGCAGGAAGTCCAACTGACCCGTGCCCTCGAAGCCATCCCCGTTACCGGGGGTGGCTACCCGGTTCCCACCGCCGACTTCCTCTGGCGCATGGCCTACGAGGGGCGAATCTTCATGGCTGCGGACGCGGACGAGAACGACATGGTCACCGGCCAGACGGGATACGTCGCGACCACGCCGACCTTCTTGCTTCACGTCCCTGTCAATACGACCGTCATCCCGCTGTACTTCAACCTCTCCCAGTCCGGGACAGTTGGTGGTGGCGCGGTTGATGTCATCATCGAAGTGAACACGGACAAGTCGGATTACACCTCGGGTGGTACTTCAGAGAAGGTCTACAACCCGAGGAAAGCCCCCAAACTGGTGAACAGGGCATCCCTCTATACCGGGGCCACTGGTGGTTCCGGCTACGGGATTCGTCTCTGGGCCGCAACTATCGGGCAGGACGTTTCGCCCGCCGAGGGCGCTGTCCAGGGGCCGTTCTGGAAGCCCGAGTTCCCCGTCCTCCTCGAAGGCCCGGCCTCCCTCAGCGTGTTCACGTATGCGGGGGTAACCGGCCCGACGTGGCTCTGGGCGATGGGCTGGATTGAGATCCCGACCGCCGACCTCGGGAAGTATCTCGGCCTCGGGGTGGCGTAATGCTGCCCTCCGTCCTCGTCAACATGGACTTCGCGGCCAGTTCTGGTGTCACTGCCATCACCGGGAATGCCAGTCATTTCGCCGGTGGGGAACCCGTGTGGACGAAGCGGTGGCGGGGCGGCTCGAACGGACTTAACTGGATTCGGAGGGACGAGTGGAAGCAGAAATCCTCCTCGCCGTCTCCGGCCTAGCAACCGGGTTCGGCATCCGACATTTCGCCCCTTATCTCAAGCGATTCCGACACCAGCACATCTACTACACGATGCAACCTGACGGCAGGTTTCATTGCGAGTTGTGCAACATGCCCAAAAAGAAAGGCAGTTAGAAATGCAGGTCAACGAAGCAAAGATGTTCGAGTTGATTGGTCGTCTGTACGTGGAGAACAAACTCCAGTCAGACACCATCACCGCGTACGCCGATGCAATCAAGGCAAGGCAAGAAGTAATCGCTGACATGGAGGCGGAACAAGAACCGCCGAAGGCGGCACGGAAGAGGTAGATGGCCGACACATACGAAACTAACGCAGCGTCCGGTGGTGTGGTCTTTGCATCAGATGACATCGCTGGCGTCCATTACCCGCTCATCAAGTACGGGTTTGGGGCGTTGGATTCGTTCACGCTCGCTGCCTCGGGTGCGGGCGCTGTCTCGGCTGGTGTCCAGCGCGTAACGCTCGCCTCGGACGACCCTGCGGTTACTGACCTCGCCGCTATCGAAGTCCTGCTCACGACGCAGGCGGGCTACCTCGATGGCATCGAGACCCTTATCGGCACCACGAACACGAACACCGGGAACGCGGCTACCTCCCTCAGTGTGCTGGACGATTGGGATAACACCGCCAGCGATGGCGTGTCCGTCTCGGGCGACGTGGCCCACGATGCTGCCGACGCGGGCGAGCCGGTCAAGATTGGCGGCTACGCGAAGGCCGCTGCGCCTACGGACGTATCCGCCGATGGCGACCGCGTAAACGCATGGTTCGACCTGGCGGGGCGGCTCCAGGTTGGCGACGGCGGCGGTTCCCTCACGGTGGACGGTACAGTCGCTGTCACGAACGCGGGGATTACGACCATCGCGGGTGCGGTCTCCGGCACTGAGATGCAGGTAGACGTGCTCACCAGCGCGTTGCCCACAGGTGCCGCGACTGCCGCCAAGCAGCCCGCGCTCGGCACGGCTGGCACGGCTTCCAGCGATGTGATCACTGTCCAGGGCATCGCGTCCATGACCGCCCTGAAGGTTGATGGCTCGGGCGTCACGCAGCCTGTTTCCCATGCCGCCCTGACCGAACTCGCTGCGGCCATCAATGTCTCGTCTCAGATGGATGTAAACCTCGCCGCGAGCAATGCGACGGTCACGGTCGATCTCGGGGTCAACAATGACGTGACGGTTACCGGCACGGTGGACCTCGGTGCGACGGATAACGCGGTGCTCGATGCTATCGCCGCTTCGCTCGCCCTGCTCGACAACGCCATTCCATCCGGGAACGAGCTGCAGGTCGATGTTGTGGGGGCGCTCCCCGCTGGCACCAACGCCATCGGCAAACTCGCGGCGAACAGCGGCGTGGACATCGGCGACGTGGACGTTACCTCGATCTCCGCTGGCACCAATGCGATTGGCAACGTCGGCCTGATTGGGCGCACCACGGGCGGCATGTCGATTTTCAAGAGCATCGACATCGATGAGACGGAAGAGGAAGTCAAGGCCACCGCTGGGCAGGTGTTCAGCATCTCTGCCTTCAACCACACCGCCGCCCCGCTCTACCTGAAGTTCTACAACCTGACCGCTGCCAGCACGACAGTTGGCACCTCCACACCCGTCCTCACGTTCACAGTTCCGGGTAACGCCGACAGCGATGGCGCTGGCTTTGTCTGGAACAACGAAATCGGCTTCGCCTTCGGTACAGCCATCTCTGTCGCCTGCACCGGAGCGATTGCCGACAACGATACCACCGCCCCGGCTGCGAACGCCTGCTCGGTGATGATTGGGTACGTCTAATGCTTCGTAAATTCCTGCTCACCATCTCCGTGGCAATGGCCGTCTTCGGGGCGGCAATCGTCGCGAACGCCTCGACCTTCGACGGCAACCCTGCCGCCCCCCTCCCGCTGACCACCGGCTACACCGATGCAGGTGATGGCTCGACCTACGACGTGCAGGTTCACGTTCGCGGTCCCGAGCACTGGTACTCCCTGGAGCCGGTCGCCGCACAGCATGGCCCGGACTGCTCCGCGCCCCCGGCGACTCACACCAACACCAGCTACGAAGGCTCCGTCTTCCAGTGCCGCGACCATGTGATGACGGCGCTCAACGCGAGCGACTACGGCGTTATCTACCTCACGCCCAACCGCCTCCTCGACTTCTCGGCGGGTGGTGTCGTCCAGTTCGACATGTCCACCCTCCGCATGAGTACCCGCGACTGGGTGGACATCTGGGTTACCCCCTACGAAGACAACCTGGCGCTCCCCTTCGACAACGGCGACGTGGACTTGCAGGGCATCCCGCGCCGGGGCATCCACGTGATGATGGGCACCTTCAACGGCCAGACCACCTTCCACTGCGGCCGGATCGACAACTTCGTTCAGGAGTTCGACCTCGACTTCGATGGAGACCGGGACGATTACTGGGGCAGCACGCTTACCCACTCCTCGGCAACGGTGCGCGACACGTTCCGGCTGGAGATTTCGCCCAACCACCTGAAGTTCTACAGCCCGACGATTCCTGACTACGACGGCGGCTGTGACGGCGCACTGGCGCCGCTCGGCTGGACGAAGGGTGTTGTCCAGATCGGCCACCATTCCTACACGCCGACGAAAGACGACGCGGGCGTCCCCGCCACCTGGCACTGGGACAACATCTCGGTCGAACCATCGACGCCCTTCAGCATCATCCAGGCCGACCGCCGCTACGTGGACGGCGCACAGACGGTGAACTTCGCCTCGCCCGCGCCCACCGGCAGCAACCTGCGCTTCAGCGCGAACGGCATCGTCGAGGTGAACTTCGGGAGCGGCTGGCAGGCGGCTCGCATCCAGCCCGCAGAGACGAACGTTGACCGTACCAAGAGCTACTGGGTGCCCATCCCGGCAGGGACGCAGGCTGTACAATTCCGGGGCCAGGACACCTTCAACGGCCCATTCTTCGCTAAGGACTTCTCGGTATGGTCACTGTCTACACCTTCGGGATCGACT